ATGTATCTTCCTGTTCTTCCAGAGACATTCTCCAAGTCCCTTCCACGTTGCTCCAAAGTTCCCCACGCATGTTTCTTACATTGATGCAATCCTTCATGGCCTCTACCACCTAAGCACCGCGTTTCTTTAAGCGGCGGTTGTGGTGTGTACTCCTCCGTCTTTTCGTCCTTGCCGCCCCATGATTCCGCGCAAATAGGACACTGTGCTGTACACTGTAACACCCTTTTTGTATTATTCATCGAATGCGCTCCACGCCCTCAGCTTGAGAGCCAATTCATCAGTCAGTCGTTCTGCATGCAGCAGACGCTTGACTATTACTGCACTTTCTAACTCTGATGGGTCCGAGTCGTTGGCACCCGCATGTTTGAATGCCAGTGGCAGGACTGCTTTCACGATTTTGTCTTTGGGTATCTTCTTAGGAATGTTGAACAGCCCCTTCAGTCCCGCATCATCGGGATCAAGCCACAGGATGATTGTCTTGGCGTGCTCAAGCAATTCCATCTGATCGTCAGTTAGATCGTGGCCTAGCAAGCCATTCACGTCCATGTCCAGTTTACGCGCTGGTTTCTCAGCCACCAATGTGTCGAAGATTCCTTCCATGAGGCACACTGTCTTGCTCGGATGGTCCTGGACGTTGAATAAGGCTTTACCTCCAACCGAGTTGCGATACGGAATCTCTTGCTTGCCTGTGAAGTCCCGTCCGACAAGTCCCCTCAGCTTACCCCTCACGTATACTGGGAACACAGCACGATAGGCCATGTCACCTACCAGAGAGTAGCCTATGGACTTGTGCTTGATTTGATGATCCGAAACACCACGGTGCCGGACATAGTGATAGGCTTTCTTCTGCCAGTAGTCACCATTCAAAGGGTACAGGCGCTCAAAATCGTCGGGCAACTTTGGCTTCTCCTTGTGGCGATGCTTTCTTTCGTACTGTGCGGCTTCAATTTCACCTGTAGCCAATGCCTCTTGAAGCTTTGTGAACGTGTATAATCCACGGCTTTTCCATCCACAATTAAAATCCTGGGCTTGGCCCGTACGCAAGTTAACACCGAGGCGAAAACGCGAATCAGGAGACTCTCCTCGCTCTTGACAGAACGGACAATTCATCCAAATTTCCTCAGAACGGGCACCCTGTCTCCACTCTATTCCTGCCGCTTCAAGAGCATCAATTAAGTTCATTTTCTCAATCGCTCTACCTTTAGAGTATAATCAATTTCTTCTTCTATCCCTAATTCATCCAATGCTTGTCCAACCTGGAAGCGCAGGTACTCCGGATCTTGCATAACTCCAAGAGCCGCATTGGTATGGCAAAGTATTGTAACGATGAATCCTCTCTCAATACTTTTATTCTTTCCCTTGAACTTCTTGTGGATGTATTTCTTGTTATCTTCCTTTTCCTCTGCATTCCTTAAAGCACGATTTTGCTCATCTACAGAATCCATTATTTGTGCCTCCTATGGTGATGATGCTTGTGCTTTCTTTTCCCTTTCATGTTTTCTTCTTCCATTCCTCGTTTGTATACTTACACACAACATAAGCTTGACAAGGCATTTTGTCACTCGCTTTCACTGCCAAACAAAATTGCCCCGTACCCAATGTCAATAATTGAATCCAATCCTCACCCATAGCCTTGAATTGGACTCCGAATGCAAACGCATCAATGATGTCCACGGTGTTTCTCCTTGTGCTTATGATGATGTTTGTGCTTCTTTTCCCTTTCGGATTTGGATTGCCACGCACGCTTACCTTCCATCTCCACAGCAAGATGCTCGATAGCCTTGGACATGGCTTTAGTCACGCGGACACGCTCCTGGAGATAGTCCTGTATACCTTCAGGTCCACCGTTGCTACCAATCTTTTTCAGAATCCTGGTTGCTTCACGGCTGCGGGACTCACTCATTAGTGCTTCCACAAAACGGGACACGGCCATCGCAAAGCTCATCGCCGCTTTTTCATCCGTCTTTGTACCCCAAGATTTCAGACGTGCTGATTCATGCTTGAACTTCTCCGCCAACAGAGCGCATATCTCTTCGTGTGTTCTCATTTCTTAGCCTTTTTACTCCATCGAGTGACTTTCACCCTAAGATTGGCAGGTACTTGGAAAGATATTGCTCTCTTTTCCCATTTCCCTAGGAACATATACTCCCTCTTGTCTATTACTGTGATAAGGTTAGTACCCGATTCAGTGAGGATACGGTCAGGTCCTGTCGCTGCAAGGTTCACCACTTTCAAGTTTAGGCGTGGACCCTTAGCGTCCTGAATACGTAGGATTTGATTGTCTCCCTCGTACTCACCCCACCAGCAATCCCCAAGCTCGTGCCCATAGAGCTTCTTCCACATTGCCCGCTTGCCCTTCTCTTCCAGAAAAGGGTACAAGTATTCAAAGAACGGGTTACCCACTCCAAATACTCTAGCCTCTCCTCCTAGAGTAGCTGTCATGCCATCTGAGTTGTACTGCCCTCCGGACTTACTACACAAACACAGTCGCCATTCATGTATCGTGAGTCCGTGAACGTCTTTGCACCGCGGACAGAATAGAAGCTTCATCTATTCATCTCTCTCAAAACAACAGGTTGTGCTTCCTCCACCGCCCTCTTCAGTTCAAGCGCAGCTTGCATGATTTTCTTCAATACCTTCGCCTTGTCTGAGTAGATGTAGTCTCGATACAGGGTTGGATCAAGGATTGCGGACACTGTTTCCGCGTGCTCCAGTTCCTCAAGCCACTCATCTATCGGCAGCAGAGCGATCATACGAGAGTAGTTGCAAAGCAATTCGTATCCTGCAACAAGCTTCTGAAGTTTTTCGTTCTCTTCTTTTGGGACGGGCATGTTTTTACCCTCACGTACATTATACAAATTCAGTGTTTGGTTTTGAACCTTACTTATTAAGCGTCACACGATGTTCCTTATCTTTCCATTGGTTACTGGTAATAAGCGCTCCATCCAAGCTTTCACGTAGCTTGGCGAGTTGCCACGCGATTTCACGCTGCCAGTCTACAGGGTCTGTGTAACTGAGAGCCTCGATTTCCTTAGAACTCAAGCCTATTTTCACTTAGTCCTCCTCATGTTTGTGATGTCTCTCTGCATGTTCGGTCCTTGATTTATCGTAAAACATTCCCCTCTCGAAGTCTCCGACAATGGGCCAGCCTATTTTCATTTTGTCGTATCTGTGGGCTGCGATGTAAATATAGCGCCCATCCTCTCCGTAGTCCTCAGGTCCATCTCCCACGCCAATGCACATAGCGCAGCGGCGTTGCTTGGAAATATCTGTCGCGCTGTCATCTCCCGTGACGATCATCTGACGTGCGCCCTTCTTCCCACGTTGCGTTTGCGCCATCACCCAGCCCCACAGTTCTCTCCGAGCCATGAACTTTTTGATGTCTTTGTGTATCTCCTTCGATTCTCTGGTTTCCCCACCTTCCTTACCATAATGGACAAGCGGCTCTATCATTTCATCCGAGTCAATCACGACCACACTGGCGTCAAATCCCTGGTTGCGGAAGTTTTCCCAGATTTCTTCCATGCGCTGCACGGTCATACCGCCGTCTGTACCATCCACGATTTTGATATGTGCTCTAAGGCGCTGCAACTGGCGCTTGAGTCTGCGGCGTAGTTTCTTATGTTTATCAGCCAATACCTTAAGCTTGATTCCAGCGAACGATGCGTCCAGCTTATCCTCTACATCCTCCTTGGGATCCTCAAGAGTAAAGTGCAGTACATCGAATCCTTGCAGAGCCATAGCTTGGTCTATGTGGACGGCTGCGGTAGATTTTCCGGTTTTGTACCTTGCCAAGACTATTCCATAGTTTTTCTTGGGGAACGTGCGGATCGCTCTATCTAATGGCTCTATGAACAGGTACGGGTAACGGCGGGACTTTTCCCTTTCACGTCTGGTGATACGCTTTTCAATTTGCTTTTCATCATCGTAGTCGGATACGCGGATACTGTGGTCGCGCTCCTCGACCGCTTCCTTGCAGATTTTGTAGAATTTGTGGGTGTCCAGTTCTCCGGCTTCCTTGAGTTCGATGAACTGGCGTATAGCGTGGCTCATTGCTTGGCGCTGTTTATACTCTACTACCTTCCTTTCAATTGCCTCTACAGCGACAAGATCCTTAGCGTCACGGATGCTGGATACTAGGTCAAGGATTTTATCCCTCGTCTTGTGCCCAAGCTTGCGCTTGTTTTGCTCCACGTAGTCCAGCATCTCATGGCGGAGCATTCCCCCGATCGGTTCACGGTACTTGTCCCAGAACTGAAACGCTTTCTGGGCTATGGCGTATGCTTCCCAACTTCCTTCTCCACCCTTGGGTTTGAAGTCACTCTCGGAAAGCAGTCCAGCCGTGCGTTTGAGAAAGTTCCTATCCCGACACAGGAACATCAGCATCTTACTCTGGAAGTCGCTGTCTCTCCAGTATCCGCTCATTCATCCTCACTTGTATCAAAAATGGCAGTTACAGCGGTGTATAACTCTAACGCTAGGCCACTTTCCCTGCGTTTTAAGCGATGTTTGGGACTTGGCTGGCGGTAGGGACTAGGAAACGCAGGGTCGGGCTTAAAACACATTCTATACCCCTCTCACCATTTCCAAATTTGTAGGGGGAGGATATTTTTCAGGATGTTCGTCGTCATAGTCCGCAGGACAGCAATTCAGTATCTCATCTGGTACTAGGAGTAGCTCCCTCAATGAATCTATAACCAATTCAAATTCCTTACGAGTGAGCTTAGTGAGCTTATCTTTAGCCCATTCCTCCCACCAATCCTCGGCAGTGTCAATGCACCATTGAACGTGTTCTTGCTTATCGAAGTTTTCATCGTCCCAGACTATGTGCGCTGGTCCGTAGTGCATTGCTGTTTCCGACGTTAGTGCAAGATACTTATCGTATATGTCTCTAACTTGTTTAGGCCAACCCCAATGGCAATACCAACAGATACCCATAAACCCTCCTAGCAAAACGGATTTCCTCGATACGGGCGCTTTTGGAACTCCTGCGTGATTTTGTCTATACGGGCGTTTTGGCGCTGCATTCTCTTGCGATAGTATTGCAGGTACCCCTTGGGATGCCCAAAGTCAAGCAGGGTTTTGGATTCCGTTCTGATTCCATCCTCTGACAGATATTTCTTCAGGATCACATCCTGCTTGTAGCTACGGCGCATAGTTTTGTTTTGTTCGCTGGGAAAGTCCTGCTTGATGAACTCTTGCAGCATTTGTTCGGATTTCTTGCCAGTTAGCGTAGCTAAGCGTATGCCCAGTCCGTGTCCATGTATAGAGCGCTTGCTTTTCTTCGGAAGCCAAGATTCCCACAGCGGCAGGAGTTTGCCGAGGATGTAATTCAGGTCCACGCTATACATCTCCTGCCAGTTCCTAAGCTTGAGCAGCCGATAGCGCTCATTCTGAGGAAGATTGAAGAAGCGGAACTTTTCTTTCCGCAGTTTGCTGACGACTCGCTCTACTTCCCTCTGGAGCAATTCACAGAGCATATCCAGTTCTGACAGTTCAATCTTAGCTAGGCGCTTGATTTTCAATTCGCTGCCTTCTTGATATCCTTGAGCGAGATGTCTATTGCTTCCTGGATGCTGTTGGCTTGCGTGACTTGGAGCGGCCCCGACAGGGGCTTGGCTATCGCTGACGTTGTAGCAAAAGCGTCCATATATCTGACTTTGTCTCTGGGATTGACGTGAGGCGGCTCTCCTTCCTTGCGTCTGAGGAAAGATACTACGTCCCGAGGCGCGTCTGGATGCAGCTTCAGGAAACTTTCTACTCTTTCGTTTATTTCACGTAGCTCTTCTGCTGTAAGCCTCATTTCTTTATCTCCGCCAGCATTTTGCTGACCCACTTGATCGTGCACTCTTCTCCACAGAAGTCCTTCACATTTGGATCTTGTTCCAGGCCTATTGGGAGCAATTCTCTGTTTGCCGCTACGTACAACGACTTCCCAATGATCCTGGGCATTGTATTTTGCTGTACGTGCTGCGTCACGACTCCTACCAGCCAATTCCCATCTCCATCCTGCACATGACTACAACCTTCTCCATCACAAGTCACTGTGGTAACTGTTTGCTGAGTCATTATCCCTCCTATACATACGCGCACGAATATATACTATCAAAGCCCCGTATTAAGCTAGAGCATAGCTTGGTTTTACTAATAGAAATAAAAAGCAATTGCGAAGCAATTGCTTGCGCTCTTGCGCTCTTGTCTTACTTCTCCGTTTCCCGTTTCAACCACTTCTCCGCCTTCCTAAAAAGTTCCTTGTCTTTTCCATCCTTTTCCCAGATGAAGTTTTTCACTGTAATACCAACACTTCTCAAAGCTCTGGCTCTACGCTTGGATGCTTTCTGGAAAGGATTGTTTTTGTTTTCAGAATCTACATCTGATATGTCAATGTGAATAAGTCCCTTTTTGTCATCGTGAGTTCTAACTCCCCGGCCAAAAATCTGGATCGCATCATTAGCTGATTTTCTCCCAGTTGCATTGATAACCACATCTACTCTATGGATGTCCACTCCCTTGTTGAAAACTTTGTTTGCGACAATCACTCGTATTTTCCCTTTTTCAAAATGGCGCTGGTGGGCTAATCTATCTTTTACTTCTACGTATTGGCCCCGAAAAGTTCCTGAGACTACTCTGTGTGGAATTCTTTCCTTATCCAGTCGGGATGACAGGTAGTCTAAATGTTTGACTCGCTCTACTAGCACGATCACGTATTTCCCCAGTTTCACTGCCCTTTTCACAAGACGCACTATGACCCAATTACGCTCGGAGTTATTCACGATACGCTCTTCGTACAACTCAGAATGATTTATGTATCTCTGGTAGTACTGCATTTGATAAGTACTTTTCTGAAATCTTTGACATCTCTTTCATGTCGTATCTCAACAATTAGAAATACCCAACACAAGGGCGGCCAATATTTATTTGGGCTATCCTCGCAATATCTTCTAGCAGCCGCGAATTTTAATCTATCTCTTTCACAAGGAGTAGTTACATTTTTCTTTATCTCCAATAGTAATACAACCCCATTGGTAAGTACAACGTAGAAGTCTGGAAAATACGTGCGATGCTTTCCGTTCCACTTATATGGTATTCTAACAGTATCTTTCTCGAAATTCTCGACTGCACCAAGATCGTCCAACATCTTAGCTACAATTTGTTCGGTAGACCTCTTGTGACAAACGATCTTCCCGCTCTTGACCGTGTCTATTGTAACACAGCCTCCTGCGGGAAACCTATTGGTAGCAAACTGTAGTCTAATGGCACGGGATATGGCGCGAGAGCAGCGCCTTTTGTACCCCTTTCTTTTCCACACAGCCTGCATTGCGATGGATTTTGTACATCTAATTCCGATCTGATTGTGAGCAAGTTTGATAGATTGGGAATGGCGCTCACGTGCCCCCGGATCAGCCCAATGTTTCCGTTGCCCCGCTATCATTTGTTCTCTAAATTCCGGGTCTTTCCACTTTAGCTTAAGCGCCTCACTGCGATTCATCCTCAATCCCTCTCTATGTGATTGGAATACATAAGCCTGATTGATATTCCCTTAGCTAGAACATTCTCCTTCATCCCTCGCGTAACTGGATACTCGTACACAACTGGGCCACACAATCCCCACGATCTTAGGCGGACATCTTTCTTGGACAAGCCTAAGGTCGCCGTCAACCCAAATACCACCATAGGCTTAGCTACATTTATAACCTTAAAATTTGTTTTCCCTAATTGAGTGTGAAGTTCATCTACGATTATTACTGGGACGTGGGTATACCATTCCAGAAATTTCCTATCTCGCAGATGTTCTCCAAGAGTCTGGCGAGTGGCTATTGTTACACGCTCCAAGTTGAATTTTGATTCCCCAACCTTACCTACATTCTCACCCAAATGCTTCTTTATGTCATGTCTAGCTTGTTCCAGAAGATTCAATTGATCGACTATAAATAGCAATCCACATTTCAATCTAGAAGCCAGCATTGCTGCGACCCTTGTTTTGCCACTTCCTGTTGCGCTTAAAACTAATCCTCCACCCTTGTATATCGCTTTCTGCATCTGGTCTACGCAGATATTCTGAAACTCATATTTTCCTTCAGAAACTACCCAATGGCGCTCACTCGTCCTGTGAATGCCTATATGGTGGTGAGCGTGTATCTTGAATTTTACGTGCTCCTCTTTTTCGATCTCACGATACGTAGCCCAAAATAGTCCAGCCGGGAGTTGGTTTCTTTTCAGGAGCTTGATCTTTCCATCCCAACCTGGGAAGCGGTCCATCATCCAGCGATAGTTCGGGACGGTGTAGGACCAATATCGCAGTAGCTTCTTTAGGGGATATGGTTCCGTCAGGTAGGCAGTGCGGCCTGAAACGTAAACGTGAATCTTGTAGTGTGAGTGGGGCAAAACTTTGCTCTCACTTGCATTATACAAAACTGGAGTTTTATTTTGGATCGAAGCGGAGAAGGGCTTTATGTGATGGGTTCAACGACCCAGGCTGGTTGACCATTAGCTCCAATTGGGTAGCCAGCCGTCAATGCGCCTAAGGTTGCGGGGAGTACGCCACTGACCATGAGATTCGCTGCGACACCGTTACGCACCAAACTATTGTTCCAAGGCTTACCGCTTTCGCCCGAGCCCGAGTTTGTTATTTCTCCGGCGATGCTCACCGTCGCCGTACTATCTACAGCACACGCCCAATAGTAATATCCTGGCGGAAGTGTAACTGCTCCTCCAGTCGGATTTATCGTGTACGTGAAATTGTTGAAGTTCATAGTCAGGTTATCCCAACCAATCAGCTTATTCCCATTGAAGTCGTAGACACCAAAACCCGCATGCACTCCCGAAGTATTGGATGATCTTATCGTGAGCCTGTTGAAAGTGAATGCACTCTCCAATTTGAACATCCAAATCTGCAGTTGATTGATTGTTCCCGTGTTGATATTTCCAATACCTAGCGGCTGGAACTCTAACGACGTCCCTTCCCAATTACCCAACATCGCCGGGAATGCGTTTCCTTGAGGACCAACGATAATTCCCGTTGCGGCTATTGGTGGAATCCCTGATGATCCGCCCCAGGCTACAAAGCTTGGAATACCGTCGCCTAAAGCATCGAACGGAGTTACTTTGAATAGCCTGGGGTTTAACCAATCCGGACTCGGAATCGGAGCTTGGGTAAGTAATTGCGGGTTACTAGGATGATCGGTAGTGAATCTAGTGTATACTACCGCCGCAGTAGCGTCAAATGTCTCTACGCGATGCCCATCGGGTAGTCCTTGGATAATGGACCATTTCAGGTTTTGGGACGGTAAATCTACGAATAGACCAGAAATAGATGGAATAATAAATGACGGAATAATCGTGGGAGCTGAATAATCCCACGTCAGATTGAAAAATAGTAACGCTAACCCTCCTATTCGACTCCCCGGGGTCGCTGACTCTAGTATAGCCAATGCCTTTTGGATATCTGGCGCTGTAAGATCAATCGTCAGATCTGATGGAGCGAATACTGGTCTCTGTAGAATTGCCCCTGGAGGAGCTCCCGGTATGAAAAAATTGAATCCGAAACCCGCCACAATATTTGGAGGAAAACCAGCCACTAATCCGTTAAGTGGCATGGTTGCAATATTTTCACCTGCTACGATTATACCATTCGGAGGGTAGAAAAATTCAAATGTCTGCGCATCTATAACTGCGCCCACCGTAAAAGTTCCACAGAAAATAGAATCATCGAATCTAGATGGAGGTATTATTCCAAATCCAAAATGCGGAGGGAAAGAGGGCGTAAGTGACACCTGTGCCTGAGCACATGCTCTTGCTCCTATACAGAATAATTGTCCTGGAGACAGACCATGAGGACTTCTCGTAACTATTTTAGCAATCGGAGTAGAAGTAGAGGTAGCGCTGGACAAACTACCACTGGCAGTCAACGCGTATCCATTCCGTGATACTAACTGCATCGTTCCCAAAGGCGACGCTGCTTCCCCTCCCTTTTGGTCGGGCATTGGTTGGCCGAACTCATAGGAATAGAAAATCCTATCGAAAAATCCTGCCGTATTGAATCCAGATGCCGGAGGCGCTAATACCCTAAACCCCGCGAAACTGGAATCACTTGGACAAGTAACCAGTACGATGTCCCCTACAGTAAACGGAACGTCAGGATTGTTGTAACCGGGCGCACCAATCGGAACGGAGCTATAATAACTCGTAGTGCCTGGTCCGAGCGCCGGTCCAGAGGCAAATGGAGGATTGAATGGAGCAATGTCTACATTAAATCGATTGAACCAATTTAATGATATCGTCGGGTTCGTATTTGGGTCTTGTGGAATTTGTACTATAATATCCCCTGAAACTCCACTCGCAGCCAGAGCTCTAAGCTCTATGCCATATATATCTCTAACATCTCCTGCAAAGTCAGCCACAATCGTCGTAGCGTTGGAACTGACTAGAGTCGGAGCGGACGGCACAAGTGGATAGACTATTCTCAGAGCTTTGCTGAATCTTGAGAATACATTATTGTTCAACCCTCGGAGATAGAATGTTTGGTCTCTGACTGTTCTAGGAAGTGTGAATTGGTCTACGGTGAAAATACCAACTCTTCCCGCCCCTGTCGTTCCCCATCCACTGTCTACATATCTTACTTCACATCCCGTGGCTCCTATGCTGTGCAGAATCCCATTGGAAGCACCGGCGTTTGGCTCTACTCCTCCGCTCAAATCTACCACTATGTAATTCCCGCTGACGGCGTTTACAATGGAAATAACCTGAGCACTATTCAACGTAGGCAGATGAGCATTCAGGACTTGAGGCAGAGTAATCGGACTTGGCGGGGAGACGGTCTGAGTAGGCACCAGAAGATTCTGTTCTGACTCTAAGAAAGCGGGGAGCAGCTTCTCCAAGTAGAGGTCTGGGCCATAGTCTAGGGAAATAGTCAGAACCTCTTGACGTATCTCCACTACTTGAATTCTAACAGTGTTGACGAAGAAGTTCTGTCCTGAGACTCCGCGTGCTGGAGAGTTGACATAGAAAAACAGTCCGGTATGCGGGTAGCCGTACATGCTTGGGTTGAACAGAGTCTCGAATCCCCACGGTTCCGTCTCTATCGTGTATGACCCTTGCCACTGCGGATACTCTCTGTCCAGAATAGCGGCTCCGGCAGCGGCTTCACATTCATCTGATGTCCTGGGTAACGGGGACAGGTTTTGCATGATTGCCGAGCGAATACCACTGTCCCCACTTACCTTAGCTTCATTCGCAATCGCAGCTGTGTCCCTGACCCTCGCTACACTTTGCCCGGCGGCCCAGCTTTGGCAGCGTATCCTAGCCCCAACTGACGGAATATCATCTGTGTAGAATGACAGCGAGAATGCCTCACCTGACAGCGATATCTGCGCTGACTGGTTTATCATTCCAAAACCTAGCTGGTACGGAGTAGCGATTGTAAGCTGTGACGGCAGTACGGGCAGCTTTCCTCCGCTCGTACCCGTGAGAGATTGTACCGTCAGGTATCCTTGTGGTGGAAGCGACAGAAGCGTGTAATTTATCGCAACGTTGAGATCTAGTCCACTAAGCAGAACGTAGGTCGCAAATGGCGGCAACGTTACATGAGGGATAAAGAATTTCGTGACTGCTGGCGGAGGCGCGGCAGGGAACAATCCGAAGAGCGGGAACTGTTGTTGAATTACGTAGTTCCCTAGATTCACATCCGTAATCACCCAAGTAATCGTCCCTGACGCGGCTAGATTCTGAGCCCCGTAAGTCGTAGTTTGAGTCAGATTTGTATACGGACGTGTGAATCTATTGGGCGCTTCAGCTCCTATCCATGTCTGGAGAACGTATTGGTGGTTCGGCTGACTGACTACTGGCGTTCCCGTAACCGCCCCATTGTAGAGCGGATACATATAGATTCCAGCAGCTCCTGATGCAGTAACGATTGTTGCATCAGCGCCAAACGTGATCGTACCATTGTCGTTGGCGGGTCCATAACTAGCCGGAAGGATTCCTGGATTCTGCGGTGTACACGTCAAGATGAAATATGGATTCCCGTTAGCGTCAGCAAGCTGGACAATGGACGTGATGAACAGTTCCTGCCCATTCAGGAACGTAGCCGTAAGTCCAGCGCAAGTACCAACATTGCCTGGGGATAGGGTTGTGTTTGTACCACTGATGGATAGAGCGACAGCCATTGTCGCTCCTGTCGTGGATACTTGGAAAATAGTGAACGCCCCCAGATTTGGCTGTCCTTGGATTTTGAATCCAGCTAGGCAGTGTCCCGGATCAAACTCAAACGTCTCTTCGAAGATACCCCCTATTACTCCACCACCTCCGGAAGCGGTATCGTTGAATATGATCTGACCATGCTGTAGATTCAATCCTCCGCCCAACTCTAGACCATTCTGAGCTTGGATGAATGTCGCATTTTGGATTGGAGTATAAGTCTGAGACGTTCCCTTCTGTACGACGTTCAGCGCCCCTAGAGGATTCCCATTCGAATCAGAGAGGCTTATCGTGTTCTGTGGGTCATTAACGATCCACGTTCCTGTTTGGAAGCCCCCTTCTGTCCAATCATCTTGCAGAAGATTAGATGAGTTACCTTGGAAAACCTGATGCTTGAACTGGAAGTTGGAAGTAAACCCGTCTCCTACGAAGTAATTGTCCCAATTTGCTTGTGGTTCTGTATCTCCCAGTACGATACAATCGTTGACTGGCGGAACGTTGACTACGCTTGTCTTCATTTGGAGCGGGAATAGTTGTCGCTCCACTTGCGTAGTCTCATCGTAAGCTATTCCTAATCCTCCGACATTGGTTCCCGTTTTCCCGAATGGTTGGTAGATTATCTGCTTGTTGACTACCTTGTAATAGTACCTGTTTTGGTCGGCAAATGTCTTGGCAATATCTGACCACGTTTGAGACGGATCGTACTGGTAGTAGGGAATCAGATTCCCGCTTGCCATCAGGGAAGTGTTAAAGAACCCCGGCATCAAAGCATCGGCTATGGCAGCGAGTATCTGAGAATCCGTCTGTCCAACGAATGCGGGGATGTACGGTATCGACTGGCAGTTCAGCAACCATTCATCCGACGTGACGTTGACGTTGAATGTCAATTGCTGAAACTTCTGCGCGGGAAGGCCTTGATTCAGCCCTAGAAAATCAGGCTCCGGTTGGTTTGTGACAAATCCCGTAGCTAGAACAGCAGGAGCGCCGGATGCGCTTAGGTATCCCGGAGCGGTTGAGTATACGTCACTGACCACCTTGACGTAGGTTGAGCGGGAAGGGACAACGAATACATTGTCTATTGCGGATAACTGGAATGTCGTGAGAGTTGGAACGTTGATGCTATCTTCTACGGTCAGCGATCCATCTAAGACATACTTCGTGTAATCAACATAGCCCTTACCATTACTGGGGGCTGACTTGCCGGAATCAATCAAAACACGCATTTGATGACGTTATAACTCTAACGCTAGTGCAGTTTCCCTGCGTTTTAAGCGTAGTTTGGACGCCGGATGGGGCTTAGCAGGGCGAAACTGCAAAACGGGCTGTAATGACGTTCTCACAGATATTCTCTCCTGAAGCCGGCTGATCCGTATCTGCCCCTGGTTTGATAGCTTTGATTGAACATCGACTCTAATGCTCCAGCAGGACCCGTCGGTAATGTAGCCATCTTGCTCATGGTGTCATTCAGCGCTGAGAGATATTGCATCTCATAGTTGATCTGATCCTGACGAGCAGAGATAACATTCATCTCCAGATTTGTCCTTTTCATTGTAGCACCATACAAATCATTCTCTACCGACCAACGCTCAGTTCCTCCGGAAATTGGACTTGGCATGATAGGCGATGGCCCTAGTCTCCCAAAGTCTTTACCAAATCCCTTAATGGTCTTAAGTATTCCTACAACGGGTTTGGGGAGTACCCACTCCCCTTCATCCGCGAAGATAGGCCCCGTTTTTGTTACTGGCCCCCCAGTTTGATATTGAGGAAGCGATTGTAGCCATGTACTCAAATCCCCTAATCCCAAATAAGGAAAACCACCCGCCTTTATAACAGCGGCCATAAAATCTTGAGTTAAACTCTGAGCTACCACTGCCTTACTCTGTCCAGAGGCCGTCATGTAGGCCTGAACGTCACCTACAAGATTGGGATTTTCCTTAACAGCATTGCTCCACATTGTTCCAAATGCTCCCGTAGGCTGCGGATAACTCATTGGGTTTGTTGTCACGGGCACTGGAGCAAGTGGTGTAGGACTACCTACAATAGGACCACCTATAGGAATTCCTCCGAGAGACGGACCTCCAAAGGGACCACCATTTCCTCCGACAATGGGGCCTCCTCCCGCCCCAACTTTTGCCCCCGTATATCCTTGTTTGATTCCCGTGAGCACGGCTTGGAGATTAGTTGCTAACTGCCCCATACTCGTAGAAACAGATTGTGTGTTTGTGTTCAAATCATTCATTGAATTCGACACAGCTTGATACGGAGTCTGCCCCCCTCCTCCTGTATATCCTGGAATAGAACTAGGAGCGATTCCTGGAGTAGTAGGTTGCGCGAATGGCGTGCCTGGAGGCAATCCCTGAGGACCTGTAGGTGCAGGAGTGTTAGTAGCGGTAACCGTCGATGCTGCAATCTGTGCCCCCGACTGAATCCACTGAATGAAGCTATTCATGTCGTAACCGGAAGTATTCGCGTCGTCCGCATAAGGTTTAGCCTCAGCGACTACAGACTGGCGCTGATAAGATCCCGCCGGAGTCTGCATTGCGTTCCACAGATTCATCAGGAAATTCGGGTCCAGATTATTGAGATAGTTTGTGATGCTCTGGTACTGCTGTGGAATCTGAGATAGATAGTTCGTCGCTCCTCCAACTCCCGTAAGTATTCCTGGAGGGACGTTACCTCCAAGCCCCAGACTTCCCATCAACGTTGTCAGCAAACCTGTTCCTGTCGGCGTGCTTCCCAACGCAGTTAGTTGATTCATCAACGAGCCTGATGCCATTCCTGCTTGTAGTTCCTGGACCACCTGGAGCAATGCGGCGGTTTGCTGATTTTGTGTGTCCGCTTGTTGCTCTTGCAGACTTAACAACTGCGCCTCTAATCCAATGCGCGTAGTAGCTAGATCGAATATCTTTTGCTCTGTCTGGACTTTGTATTGCTGCAAAGCAATCTGTTCGTCTATCTGCTGCAACTGCATGTTAGCTTGGTACTGAATTTGTCCTATCTGTTGCCCCTTCGTCATCGCCGTGGTGCGCTGGCGAGTAAGTACCCCCTGAGTCAAGATGTCATACTCTTGCTGAGCTTCCTGATTGATAATCTGCTGACGCTGGTACTCCAGATTCAAGAGAGTGAGAGAGTCTTGGATAGCCTGCTGTTGCGCTTGATTCAACTGTTGGCCTAGCGTAGTAACGTAGGCTTGCAGACTCTCATTCAAATACAATTGAGCGTTAGCTACAGCTTGAGCATTCCCTCCAGCCGCAGATGAAAACTGCTGGTACTTCTCGATAATCTGATCCAAAGATTGCACGTACTGCTGGAAGGGTAGTGGATTGGAAAGTATCGCGACTTGCTGATCTAGTTGACTCAAGAGTTGCTGTTGTGAGTTCACCAACTGCGCGATTTGCGTGTCTATCTGGTCAATGACCGCCTGCCCCTGACTTGGAGTGAAACCCTTCTTTCCTCCCCCACCCTTACTAGCTTTAGGATCGTGGGAAAGCATCTTAATAGCAGCTTCTCGTTCTTGTCTCATATCTTGAATTGCTGTACTAAGAGTAATAGCTCCTTCAGTCATCGAATCAACGATAGCTTGCATCTGATCTTGGATTTTGTGGATGTCCTGGTGCAACTGCTTTTCCTGAGCGCCAAAAATTCCCCCGGCAATTGCTCCTCCAACTCCGCCAGCTAACGCTCCCCACGGACCAAATGCGGCCCCAAATTTCAACCCTGCCATTCCTCCACTCAATGCTCCACTCGCTCCTGTCTTACCTGCGGTTATTCCTTGTACTACTCCTTGTATCCCCTTCACCCATCCTTCTATTGCACCTACAAGATCATTCATCTTTGAACCAAAATCACTCGCACCGTTCGCGGCCTCGGATGAACTATCGAATAATTTCGTAAAGGAGTTAGACAGATTCTTCATTGGAGCAAGTAATTGTGAAGAGGCACTTTGATCTCCACCCCCGGGAGCGCCTGGAGCATTCTGAGCAACGCCAGCCGAAGCCGTGTTTAACGGAGCGGGAGTAGTCGCAGGATACATACCAGGAGCAGGTAGTGCCCCAGGAGATACAACACTCTTAACTTTGAATACTAACTGCTGTAATGCGTCTACAGCTTTTTTCAAAGCGACAACGAATTTCTCTATAGCTCCAGCAGGATGAATCGTCTCTCCCCCATGAGCCACAACGGGGACAGGGCCACTTCCCGGAACTTCACCTCCATGCTGGAACGAAGGTCCAATCGGGCCATAGGAAGGTCCACCTACTCTAGATACTCCTTTCTTACCCCCCAATGCTTGCGCGTGAGCACGCAATGCAGCAATGTCGTCCATCAAAGCTCTAGAGTGTATGTCTACTGTAGTGGTAGCCGTTTCCATTCTCTGACTGAAGATGCGTGCCGCAGTAGCTCTAACCTCCTCCAGATTGGGAGCCTTTCCTCCAGTACGCTGCATCTGAATAAATGTAGTGAATTGCCCCAGTTTCTCCATCGCTCCCGAGAGATTGGCGAATATTCCACTTGCAGCTTGCGATCCGGCTCCCTTAAACTGTCCGAGCAACCCGGATAGAGAACCAAACAATCCACCTAACGGAGTTGCTATATCCTTGGCTTGGATGAGTTCAAGATTCAGCTTCTGCTGCTCTTCAGTTGCTTGCGCGATTTGCTCAGTGATATGCGTCCATGCTTCAGATCCCTCTTGCAATGGAGCACGCTGTTGCTCAAGCTGGTTTACGTATTCCCGCGTCATTTGCAGGATGGTGGAGTTGATTGCGACCTGATCCTGCGTGGCGGTACCAAAGCGAGTTCCCTTCGCAATGGTAGCTTCTAGAGCAAGATATTTTCTGGCCTGTTCGTAATGATTTTTGAGGGCCTCTAGTGCGATGTCAGCTTTGTGTTGATCTAAATCTATGATTTCATTGTCGGCCTTACGACGGGCTTCCACTTCCTCCGTATCAAGCTTGGCTTGCTCTTGAAGATTGTCCTTAGCTGCATCCCTTTTGAGTTTCAATCCATCCAACGTAACGTCCAGCTCTTCTTGAACTAACATCTTACGCCGGGAGAGGTAGTCATCCGCTCCAACAAAGCCTTCTTTGAATTCCGTTTCCAGAACCTTCTTCCTATCTTGTACTCCTTCCGAAGCGATTTTTGCTAACTCATCCTGATAGGTCCTGTAAGCAGCTTGCTCATCCTGTTCCAACTGGCGACGAAGGCCATACAATTCCTTGTCGTGCTTGGTGGTTATGTCCGTCTCTCGGACTTTGGCTTTCTCAACCACCATAGTTCGGAGATTGTCAGCTATTTGTCTATCCTCAATCTCATACTCAATTCCATCTATGACAGCCTTTGCTTTGACTTTAATCTTGTCTAAATTTGCTTGCTTGTCTTTATTGTTTCTAGCAATTTCAGCTTGGAACTCTTCGTCCTTTACGGCGATCTCGGATTCAACATACTTCCTAAGACTTATGATTCCCTCATCGTACTGGGTTTTCAGTAGATCCTCTTCTTTGGCGATTCTCTGTCTTATCTCTTCTAATTCAAGTTGGTTCATCGTCTGGCGGATTTGCGCTCGCTGGTCCCCGAGTCTCTTTTCAAGTGCTAGGTTGGCTTCTTTATCATCTTTCTGTTGCTTCAGATACGCAGCAGATGCTCCTCCTTTGAGTGCTCCAGCCGCTAGCGCTTCAGGGGAAATACCGGGAGTAGTCCTAGGGTGCTCAAGCAGCGCTTTTCCTGCACGTACATCCGCAAAATGCTTAACTTCCCTTGCCAGTTGCCCAAAGGGAGAGTTCTCCAGAATCCAATCAAACGTATCCTTAGTTACATCCTTAATTTTACTCCATACGTCAGACCATCCTGGAAGTAGGGTGTTTACTGTGTCGGAAAGTATTTCACCTATGAAGGCTATACCAGCTTTTGCCAGATCGTTGAAGATGCTCAAAACATCTTTTATCTCGGACCACCACTCTTTGTATGCTGCGGTTATTTCATGTACACCTACTCCCTGTTGCTTGAATGCTAGATATTGCAGTCCTCCCATAGCGGCAGCACCCGCCGTAGCGGCAGCCACGGGTAACGCTGCGGTTCCTCCGGCAACAGCAGTTCCTGCTTCAGTTGCCCCTCCTAAGCCTAGACCTTTGAGAGCGCCTGAGGCAGTCTCCAGCATTTGCAATTCTTTTACCTTGGTTACTACATACTCGATCGCCTTACCCCAAGCAGCATACCCTCCCGTTATACCCGCAAGCCAACTTACTAGTTTCAGCGCCATCAAGACTTCGAGGGTGTGCTTGAGTTCATTCGTATGGTTCATTGTCCATTGGACAGCATCACTTAACTTCACTCCTATCGTATGCGCCCAATCTTCCAAAGTCTTCTGATGGTCAATCAACCATTGAGATAGTTTCTGAATCGAAGCTTCAAGGCTGTTTGTTCCTAAAGCCGCCTGTGCTGCATCGTCAATGAAGTTACGTTGCGCCGTCCTAAGTTGCATGAACAATTCTGGCAGAGTAGTTACGGGGACACCTACTCTCTTCAGCATTTTCTCTTCCTCTGCCAAAATATGCGTAAACATGATCGTGGCTTTGGCTGTCGGGTCCATTGTCGCAGGCAACCCAGCAATGGCTTGACGCAAGATTTGAACTTGGATACCCGTCTGACGCGCCAGTGTCATCATGCCACGTTGAGGATTCAGAAACGCTATCTCAAGCGAATGCGTGATATCTTGAGAAGATTTTCCCATACTTCTTCCCAAGTTCAAAGTATTCGAGATCAGTCCCATCACCTGTTCGTTAGTAACTTTGATTCCTGAGCGGAGCAGATTGTTTGCCATCTTGAACAAGTCCGTATCGGCGACCAATCCTCTAGTAGATTTCCTCAAGTCTTCAATCATCTGGGTAGGTGCGATACCCCGCATTGTAGCAAGACGTTCAAACTCCTGCCGCATTTGGCGCGAGACACCCGTCTCTTCCAGCAACGCTGCCCCTAACTTATGGACGCCCTCGATGAGGCCAGTAAACACTTCAGCTCCGACAAATCCCGTAAACATTCCACCTGCCACTCCACCAAGCAATCCCCCTCCAAACAAGCGCTGCATCGCTCCACCTACAGCGCCAGTTGTTTGTCCTATCCTTCCAGTAATCCTACCCATCATAGTTTGTTCTTTTTGTTCTCTGACTTGCATCTCAAGCAGAGTAAGCTTCTGCCTTTCGGCCATGATGGATTTTTCAACGGCAGCTATATCCACCTTCCTGAAAGTTTCCTGCTGCGCTAGGACTTTCAGTTCAGCTTCTTGTATAGCCAGTTTCTTTCTCTCTTCGGAAGTTTGGGCTAGAGTTGATGCGGCACTGGGACCAAACATCCCTCCGATACCCGTCATCCCTCCAAGCGTAGGCATAGCAGTCGGAGCGATGCCCAGTCTCTGCTTTATCTTCTCCACTTCCATGAGATTGATGACTCTGGCTGCGGCTGCGGCCTCTCTATCCAGAGTCACCAAACGGAGTTGTTCCTTTTTCACTCCCATCTCTGTAGCTTCAGCAAGAGCACGTTCCGCAGCGATGTTGGAGCGTACATACTCTGCATCCACTTTGCGATACTTGCCTTGAAGTTCCAGAGCCTTTACTTGCTTGTCCATAACCGCAAGACGCGTTTTCTCAGATGCAATGTAGGCCATCTGATCTTGTGGTTTTATGTCCGCAGTAGGAGGCTTGAACGGTTCAAACTTGACCGAAGCTTTAATCGTTCCTGCCCTAAAAAGATTGACTTCCTGTTCGGTTATGCGGAGACGTTCCTTCTGGAGGGCGAGACGTTGTTTCTCAGCGGCGAAAAGCTTTTGTTCCTCGACTTGCTGTTTTTTAATTTCAATGGTCTCGAGAGCTTTGGTTTTGATTTTGGTTTGAATGTGTTCTTGCTGTTGCTTCTCCCACTGCGCTCTCGCCTGATCCACAGCAAGCAAAGTACGAGCTTCTGCTTGTAACCGCCTTTGGTCATCTATCTGTTGTTTGATGACGGCACTTTGCTTCTGTGCCTCGGCAGTGATGGCGGCGGCATCTTTCCTTGCTTGGTCATTCAGTTCCTTAAGGTCAGCCTTGATCTTAGCTTTGGTTTTGTTGAAGTCACTCGGATCAAGGTTGAGCCTTACTAGGAGTTTTTTGAACACATCATCTGGCATGACTTCACCTCTACGCCGCTTTCTTCAACGAAGCATGAAATACCCCAGCCTCGATAGCATATTGCTTGTTCTGGCTGGAGGTAACATACTTCAAGTTGTCCCAGCGATTATTCTGTTTATTGTGGTCCCGGTGATGGACTTCTTTTCCCGGGGGACAAGGTCCCAGGAACTTGCGGGCCACTAATAAATGGATGTAGTACGTTTTCTTTTTACAATGGTAGCTCGTACTTACACTCAAATACCCATCCTTATTGGGAGCAGCTTCGAGTGTTTTTCCTGGATATGTAGCTTGTCCGGGCTTCACACGGTAAGCAATCCCAAGATTAGATACTTCATAGTACCCATGACGGAATGATTTCCGTATTTCCTTCTCCACTTGCTACCCCTTAGGTTGAACGCTGCGTATCTCCGGAAAGGGCATACCTATAGCTGCCATGTACCGTTTAGCTTCTTGTCCTGATACTTGCGATAGGTTTATCTCGCCGGGACTTGCCATTACCTTACCTTTTTTATCTCTCACAACATCCTGGGCGTAGAACTTGTCGGGCAGTCCCTCAGGAATAACATCATTGGGACCGTATCGACGACGCTTACCACCTTCAGAGTAAGTCACTTCCCCTCCATCCTTCTTGGGAAATTTCCTCTTGAAATGGAAGTGTTGCTCCTGAGAGCGCCATGCGACCATGTACAATTCGGATTTGGTAAAGCGGTCATTGATTTCATGTAACGGCAGGGAAAAGGTTTCCATCAAGCTGCAAGCTCCTGCAACGCCTGGAAGTTTGGACGCCTCATCGTCATCATCTCTCGGCCACTTGTGGAAACCCGCGAGAAAAAATCCCGCAACCTGTTCACTTTCAATTGCGCTTCCACGATTCTCCACTGTCGATCCGAACTGATGTTGTTTTGCACCCACTCCTTGGTAATAAGCACACCATCACGCTGCACCTTCCCAAAAGGATTGAGCACTAGCACCACAGCCTCCGCCAGCATATCGAAGCTTTCATCGAACAATTCAAGGAAAGACTTGGCTTTATCCTCAAACGGTTTGTCGATTCCCGCCTGGGTGAAGGCTTCAAGCATTTGCAACTTGTCGATGATCTTTCCCTTGAATTGGCGGTAGAATCTTTTCTCTACAGATTGAGGGAGTTCACGGACGGTGAACGTCACTTGCTTAGATTCCCCGGTTTCATCATCGTAGCAATGAATCGGAATGGAGAAGGTTTCGTAATCTTGGTCTAGGAGTTTTTGGATGTCTTCGGGTTCGGGCGGTTTCCGTTCCTCCTCAACTTTCTTGATATACTCCTGCAGTCCTTTGGCAATTGTCTCTTCTTGTTTTTTCTCATACTCAAGGAATGTCGTGCTCTTCCAAATTTCAAACGTTTGCTCGTATTCCTGTCTGAGTTTGAGGCGAAGATCTAGTTCTCTCTTCGCATCGGAGAGAAATTCTTCGGCAGGCTTGGTAGGAATTTCAGGTGGGACTGCGGGAATTTCAGCCGGACTCGCTGTTGTAACATTGACTTCTGGCATGGTGCTTTTCTCCTTGTAGATAGTGCTTCATATGCTTAAAAACGGGACGGAGTGATTAGCCCCGTCCCAATTCATTTTCACACTAGTAACCAATGTTCTCAAGGTTCTTATCGAAATACGCCTTGTACGCGCAAACCGTTTCACCGTCCAGCGGATCATCAAACGCCAGAGCGGTGAATCGAGCATCAATTTCCATGCCACCTTCGTCCGTAGTACCAATATTTTCAATCGTCCACGGATTAGCATGATCGTTGAGTTGCAGCGCAGAAACGTGCGGGTAGTAGATCACCAACTGAGCGCCGTCAATCGTGTTGCACATCAACAAACACGACCACTCAGCGATAAACGTACCACCTTCACGGGCTGCGAATCCCTTGATAGCTTCACACCTCACTTGCGGGGCGACGAAGCTGGCAAAGGTAGTGCCGTTGAAGTTTGGAGACGGGACTCCTGATCCACCTCCTATGAACGGCTGATCGAGTGCGAGCACGTTGCCGTTGATTGCAGTAACTTGCGCGACGTAATCCGAGTTCTTGCGGATATAGTCAACATCAGTTACGGCACCCTGGAAGATTGGAGTTCCCGAATCTCCCTGGATTCCAAACGCTCCAACCACATAGTCTTGGTCTGCGACTATGTAGCTTCCTACCCCGATTTGTGCTGCGATTGGGGCCGAAGCCAACGTCAACGTAGCTGGTGGTCCTGGAGAGTAAGCCGTCACGTTGATTGTCGGAGCACCTGAAGCGGTCAACGGGCCAATCGTACCTCCTGACAGGCCGCTGGCGCCGAGGATGTTCAACACGTTCGTTCCAGTCGCCAGCTTGTATTGCATTCTGCCGTACTCACGGAATTTCAGTTCGAACGATTCACCTACCTGCCCTCTATACTGGGCACGAACTGCGCCTCTGTAACCGGAACGGACTTGGCCGATCTTGGATTCCACAGTAGCTTTGAAATCCTTGATCCATCCCATGTCTGTCCATCCAGCCGGCGGAACATAGGAGTTGAACGGTCCAGTCGTCAGGTCAAGAATAGTCGGACCGTTGGTGGTAATGCCTGTAAGCGCGTATTGCGCCTTGTTGTAATTGGCAAAGAACGCACGCCAGCCTGCTCCAACCACCAATTTTGATGGTCTAAACGGCTGTTGTAGTGATTTAGGGAATGGCATTTTTCTCCTTCCCGCTTTATGCGGTACTTATAACCACATCCCTACGATGTGATTGGTTGAGAAATATCTTGTATCCGGGTTGACCCGGTGCCGTAAGCAAGACCTGATTCCCTATCAAAGCGTTCATGGAAGTCTACGGGCGTCCACGTCATGAAAATCTTTGGAACGAGAGACGCTCCCGTAAATTTCCCGTCCACTAAGTCCCAAGTTTGCTTCTCAGCATAATTTGGAAACATTCCCTGAGTTAGTTCATACTTCATCGCCTGCATGATTCTGTATCTATCACCCCTATTTGCCAATTGTTCTCCTTGCTGTAGATCCGATCCCTTGATAATCCATGTCCACTGTACCACATGGAACTTGATAGGTACAGCGGGAGAGAACCCTTGCTTCCCTACCGGTTCCTCGCCCAAGATTAACATGTAGAACGCCCCAAGAATAACACTCTTCGGAGGCCAATCTTGAGCATTGAGAATTCCTTTCACCACTCCCGTCATCCCTGGTATTACTCTGGTAGTAAAAGAGTTTATCCGAGCCTTCACGTATTGATAATGTGAATCCAACGCATCCAGTGCCGGGCTGGATATAACAGGAGTTGACATTACATCTGCCTCTCAAGATACAGTTTCTTCAGAGTGGAGAACCTTTGCGCTCCAAAAAGCACACTGAGTCTTTCCTTTACTTCCTCAGGATTGAAATCCGGTCCAGCTATCGGGTCCATCAGGAAGCCGTAGAATAGTAATCCCCACCAGAATCCCGCATTGATCTTGATGTGCTGAAAACATTTGCAATCCATCGTGATGGTGAGTCCATAGGCATCCACCACGTCGAACTTGCAGTCATTCAAAGTTGCGTCCTTGAAGCTGGCGCGATGAACGTTTGCTCCATCAAAATTGGTGTATGTGCAGTTCGCCCCCTCAAAATTTGCTTGTTTGAGATTGCATCCGTTGAACTTGGCGAATGGAACGGAGCTACCACGAAAGTCGGCTTTCTCAAGATTCATTCCACTGAAATCCACTCCGTTGAGTTTTAATCCCCGAAACTTCTTACCGTTTTTTACGATCTCTTCAAGCTGTGCCCTTGTCCATCCAGCCATGACGCCTCCTTACCCAATGTCGAGTACATAATCTGCGTCCTTTTCCAAAAGACTGTCACCTGGTTTCACCACCACGAAACTATCACTCAAAGTTCCCTTGGCTACGGGGGCTGTATCCTGAAGCAGTTTGGCAATCCTCTTCATCACGTTCACGGAGCACGCTTCGAGTTCCTTCACGATTGCTTGAGGCGTATTGCCCCTGAAGGTAAGCTTGCTCATCTCGTCGCGTGCGATGCTCCAGTACAGACCTTCGTTGATGCGGATATAGCCGTATGGTCTTTGAATGGTCATCCATACGACTTCTCCCGTCATCGGATTGTATCCCCTTGTTGTTTTCGGACCTTCCTTGCCTTGACGGACGTTTCCAAATTCCCAAACTAAAGCATATGCCGCAGCTTCTCCCATAGAAGCCACGCCGGCTTGTATTGTCCTGCTTGGCAATTCAAACTCACTGAGAAACTTATCCAGCCCGTCGAATTGCATCACAAGACTTGGTAAGGTCGGCTGCGGCATCGCTTATTTGAGAATCTGCAAAATACCAACCAGCAGATTGTACGTTGCTGAATCTGCCCCGCTGGTAATCACACCACCTGTCGGTGCGGTCAAGGATGCAGGTGCGATCATTGACCCACCTAGGATGTAGTAAAGCAGTTCAGCCGCTTCCTGAAACTTCAGTTGAACTTGCTTTATATTCGCTGTCAGGTCCATGATCGGCCCAGCAGCGGCAAGTTGAGCTGCCTGCGCTGTGGTGCTGAAAGGCGAGTTGGCGATTGCCGAAGCTATGTCCGTGAGAAGCTGCGTTGAATTGCTTGCTCCGCCACCGACAGACGACAAGTGAGCACCAGACTCGATCTCTTCCCGAGTGAAGCCCAATGCCAGCAACTGGTCCTCCGTCATCCGGTTAACAAGTTGCTGAAGTCTTTGCAGTTTTTGTTCAAACGTCATTTTTTCTCCTTTACATTTGTCCTCTGAATGCGGGATTCCAGTTCACGCTCTGTCGTTTGAATTCCTTAGTAACAGGGCTTAACTGGCTTACAGGTACAGTCGCGCGAGTGGTTACACCTCCTGGTCTGGGGATACTCACAACGAAACTCCCCTTTCCAGCAGATGCTAAGATTTGACCAACGATCACTTCCTTCGTCTTGCCGGAAAACCCAACCGGTTTACGGATCACTACTTGATCCTTTATTTTGAACTCATGCTTCAAGGGCTTGATTCTTGAGTTGAGCCCTTGAGATACATCGACCATTTCACGCAGATTCATTTTACCTCCTAAGGAACTACGGATTGCTCTGCTCCGGAATCTTGTGCTACGTCCACCCTATTGCATGTCAGCTTCCAGCTTACTGTTTCGCCGGCTACTTCTCTGTGAGTATAGAATACAATCTCGTGCATCCTGTTTTCATACACGATACCCACCACTGGAGTTTGTTTGTCCCAATCGAACCATACGGCAATATCATCCGGAATATCTGGGTACTGTTCGCGCATGTTCAGGACGAAAGTATGAGACACAACAAACGCCCTAGCACCAATCAAAAGCTTTCCTCCTGACATGCCGATGTTGTGCATCGATACGTCTGTTACTTGCGGCGGAGGATCAATCAGAATATCCGTATACCCCGTATTTATGGCAGCAGTTCCAGTCGGGACGTAAGGAACACCCTCTTCCTGAAAGTCTCCTTGTGACTGGAAGTTCTGGAGACGCAGAAATACTTCTAAACCAGCGCGAAGGAAACGCTGCTGGTTGTCTACTAGAATTCTAAGACCTTCTGCAAACGGAATGCCCATTTACTCCTCAGAAAGCTATGACGTTCTTGAAGTAGTCCAAAATGTTTGCGATGTTGCTGTCGATCAAATCTGGAGTGAAGCTTACATTCGCAGTACCCGCGGCGGTAATGCTTCGCAGCGCTGACACTCCTCCAGCGCGACTAAGCATATTTTTCACCACCATAGCACACGCCTGCTTGAGCGGAGTAGGCAGGAAAAAGGGATGGAATCCTGAATTGTACACGATAACGATTTCTGTATATTGAGCGAGATAGATTCCCGCCGGCACCCATATCTCTCCCATATCTCCCACCACGTCTATCTTGGTAGCATCAATCGGCGTGAACCCTGGGGGACCTCCAAAGAAACTGGCGATCATCAACGGATTCATTCCGTAGTTCAAGTCTGGATAGATAGCGAACTCTGATCTCCGAGCATATCCATATCTGCCCGAAGCTCCCAGAATAGGGGATAGAGTATTTCCTGGAATTGCCGGATTGGAAAGAGTCGATGCTTGGACTCCCGTCCAGAACCAGTTCTTATTGAGGCATGGATTCAAATCTGTGTTGATCGGAGCGTTTGCCGACGCCATAAGCGTGTTTACGGTGTTGGCATCAATCCCTACCATTGGCTTGAAACTGACTCTAGTGATGTTGCGGCCCCTAGCCTGAAGTGTGATGCGTTCCATGTAGGTCGAGTAGATGAGCGAGCCTTGTCCCCATCCATCAGTCCTGCCACAATACTGATCGATGAGTGTGCTCGCTCCATCCACCAATGCTAGGATGTTGGGCTGCCTGTTCCCGTCGGGCAGCCCAAATCCAGCAGTTTCGTTCTGCATCAGGAACCGTGGTTGAAACGGTCCCCTCAGCGGAATGACTAGCGGAGTTTGAGTTACATCACCCATCAGGCGGCTTTCCTAAATTGCAGGACGTTATCCTTTAAGTGTTTGTACTCGAACATCCACAACTGAATGTCTGGGTATAGTTTATGAAAACGCTTCATCTTAGCGGCGTTCTCTTCAGAAAGGCGTCCCTTCAATTCCACGTAGACTTTCTGCGCTGGAAGATAGAAGTCCGGAGTGTAAGTTTCTCCCTTCCAGATTCCCCGTCCTACGTGGAAGTATTGTGATTCATATTCCCAGTCTATCCCTCCGGCATCCAACCACAGTGCGAAGGATACTTCCCAACTAGAACGCATCTCTATACGACGCTCATCGTCACTGGGATACCAACGTTTGAATAGATTGAATTTGGGAAGGTGCCCCTTGAGCTTGAGAGATGCGGCCATTAGTCCGGGGTGTTCTTTCTTGGTTAGGCCAGCATTCCAAGATGGCTTACCCGTCTTTTTGAGAGTGTTTGATTTAGCAACATGCCTACGCCATTTCTTATTGTGGATAGCTTTGATTTGCTTGGCGCGGTAATCTGAGTCGCTCCATAGTTTTTTCATCCTATCAGAGTTGTTTTTTCTTCCCTCATCAGATTTGTTCCATTTTCGGATTCTCTCGGAGCGTGCTTTTCGTACATCGCAGGATATATTCTCAGCCGCTTCAAGATAAGTTTCACGATGAACTTGCGCCTGTTTCTTGCGAGCCTTCAGCATCTTAGCGTAGAAAGCCGAGTTATGCCAACGGCGAGAAAGAGACACGCTGATTTTTGGCGCGGCTTTTTTCAAAGCTTCAATATGTCTCTTTCTAACCTTGGGATCCTTCCAATGTTGCTTGCGTTTGCGTAGCATGTGTTTACGATACCGTTTGTCTCTCCATCTCTTCTTCATTGAATCTGAACGGCTCATGAGTGGTCTCCCGTGTATATTATACAAAGTTGACCACTCATTTCAAACCGTGATGGCATGACTACTAGCGTACAGTATACCCATGCGAGTGCGCGTACGAACTACCCTTTGCAACCACGGCCCCAAACTTCAGGATCGTGAACTGAGCTGCCAAGTTCCCCGTAAGTCCCAACTGGAACACGCGCGGAACCGGTGTCGTAAGCCAGTGATACTCGATGAATTCCTCAGACAGGATAAGGAACTCATACTGCCTGTACAACTGGCCCGTAGCGGGGTTGGTCTGCCCCGGAGACGACACTGTGATGAACGGCTCTGGAATGAGAGGTAAGAGTCCCGCCTGAGTGGGGATTGCTTTCACAATCACACCGGGCTGGATCTCCGTCTCGTTGTAGTACAACTGGAAGGTTTTGGCTTCACGATCAATCAAATCCAACGACACTGGATTTGCATACAGTGCCGAGGGCTTGACCTCAAAGTCAGTTCGTGCAACCATCCCTGCCACTTGCGTTTTGAGTCCGTCAATCAGCGAACCTGACGCTGCGATGACGAAGTTCTGAGTGAAACCCGGGACGACTGCGCTTGCTCCAATGGGTTCAAGGAACGGAGCGTTGAGAATCTGACCACTCACGCCGAAATAGTTCAACGTGGTGGGCAGAACCAACGATGTATCGTTTCCTGTCCAGAGTTGCTGGTCGTGGAGTTTGAGTACTCCATCGACGCCGTCAGTCAGGTCCTTGGCCTCAAGGTAAGCGAACTGGCCCTGTTGCTGGTTCACCTCAACATCGAAGATGCCGAAGTTCACTTGAGTGACGATGCACTTTAGGGACACAACCATTTCTTGGCGTTCAGGCTGTGACGCTACAGCGGCAATCACTCTAGGGTCAGTCGTTCCGGCCGATGGGATAGCCGTCTGCTCGAAGTAGCGGGACGGTTGTCCGGTTGCTGGTGTATGCGTTGACCAAACACGCCCCTGCGTTTCACCAAATCGAATATCTCGGACTGGTATTTGTTCGTTTCGATAGCGCCCGGCCCGAGAAAATCCGCGGCGGCTTGCATCCTATTTACCATTCTTGCTCTCATTTATTTCTCCTTCTTTTGCGGATTTGCTCGACGCTACGCGCGCCCTATACGATCAACAACACCTTCATCCAGCAGCCCTTCCTGCTCTGCCAGCATCTTCATGTGGATTCTCTGCTGTGGGTTGAGCAGGATACCACCCTGTTCTGCCGCTGCGAGAATCTGATCGAAGGCACGAACGGAATACTTCTGACCGTTGAGCCGTGTTTCGTTGAAGTCCACTCCCACCTTCTCACCGAGACCGACAAGCTCCGTGGACATACGGGAACGGCGCCCCTCAAGCTCTGCGAACCGCGTAGCCTGGGCGGTAACACGTTGCAGCTTCTTGTTCAGCTTCCGAACCTCATGCGCGTGCTGCTCCGCCTGTGCTTTCATCTGACGCTTGACTTGACGGACGGATGCCTGCAAGTCCCCGATAAGCGCAGCAGCTTGGATGGTAGCACTGGAAGCCGCCATCTTTTTGCTGTGGAGATTGGGGAATGGTTTCATTTTCTTTCCTCCTTTGGCGTGCAGCCTTCCCGTAGCCACATTCCCCTTGAAGTGCTCTCCCTGCGTGGGCGGTTTGGTGACGTGAGTTTTGCTGCCTTTACTGGAAGCGTCCTTGTTAACTTCTCCCGGCTCTTCCGATGCGTCCTCAAGTTCCAGATCCTCCATCGCTTCCATGTCGGAACTGGCGCTCTCAGTAGCATCAGCCGAAGATGAAGAATCGTCATCGTCTCCATCTCCGTTGCCATTCCCCTGACGGCGACCGGCGGCTTCCATGTCGCTGGCAGAAGCGGAAGCATCTTCGGCAGCTTCCATCTCTTCTTCGTCGGATGCCGAAGAATCGTTAGCTTCGTGGCGAGCAGCGTGGACTACGATTTCATCATCGTCATCCTCATCGTCTCCGTTGCCTTGTGCGGCGGCTTGGATAAGATGCATGCCTTTGATTTCCTCGAGTCCTTCAAGATAACGTTCGCCTGAGGCTTTGAGTTCCGTCAACACTGGAGCGAGAGCGTTTTGCACTGCACTCCCCAGCGATGCACTAATCGCCTGAGTCATAAGGGATACATTCCCGCTGTCTTGTCCTGTATCCTTATGAGCCGCGGCAACCTTTCTGTGTCCTTTTTCATGCTTTGGCATTTGGTTTCCTCTCTTTCCCTCGGCTGCCGCAGCTACAGCAGCGAGGTCTGTTTTGGTGTAGGCGGCGGCACTCTTCTTTAGAATTGTGCCCCCGGTGAAGCTGAACTTCTCAAGATTCCAAACATCCGCATCTTCGTCTTGAACATAGACCGAACTTAGCTCCATTGACATACCTAAATCTTGACGACCTTTCAATGCTGCTGATTCCGGGAAATCGTGAACCCACAAAAATCCCGAAACTTTAACCTTATTCCCTTCAATCCATGCCTTAGTAATAACTCCAACCTTATGTCGTGACGCATGAGCCGTTAGACTTTCTGGCTGGTAATTTACGGCCTGTCCAATTAAACCCGGTAGTGCTTCAAGAGCAGCCTTCTTAGAAACATAAATCCGATGTCCTTCTGATCCGTGGGGTGGTTTGTCTGAAGCCACGTCGGTAAGTAACAATATCCCTGTGAATGGAAGCTTGTTCTCATGTCCATCGTTTATCTTTACGTCTGAAAAACTTAAAACCGAAGCTCCATAAATCGCGTGAAGTTTTCGAGCGANAATGCAAGCAGACTGGTTGCCCCGACCGCAGGAGCGAAGTAATCTAGAGGGTGGTTTCATTTTACGTTCCTGGCTTTGCGGCGACCATCTCTCCCTTTTCGATATTCCCATGCCAACAAGGATCGGCTCTGANNCTTGGAGTTAAGGTAATCTCAGGGAAATTTCCTGATATCCGCCAAATACCCCTCTCCTTATCAGCGCTAGGTCCGACTTGAACTCTGATTTTACCTCCACATTGACCACAAGGGCAGTCAAACACTAAGATTCCCTCAGTAAGCTTCGGATTGAGTTCGCTGAGTTTCATTGCAAGTACCCCGACAAGGGTTCGACTGGTTTTTCCTGGATGACGGCCCATTCATAGTCATGTTCCTCGCAGTAGCGGAGGGCGGCCATGTGTTTAAATGGAGTTTTTTCATCCGTTCTACCTTTGATCTCCACCAAGAACTTACGCCCATCATGGAACTCAAGTAGAAAGTCTGGATAGTACCTGTGTTTCTTTCCTTCAAACAGATACCAAATTGGAAAAGGAGCCTTCTTGAATCTCCTAACTATGTTGGCTGATTCAATGATTTCAACAAACGCCAGTTCCCAACCTGAATCGTACTTCACAAGTCCTCCTTTACTTGTATAGAGCACACCCTTCATACATTGAGAATACGAGCATCCCTGGTTTAGGAACCATTCAGGATGTTCCCGCCACATACGCTTACTGTTACGACTGAGTTTCTCACGATGTTCTGGATGCTCAGCAAACCAATGCTCTCTACAGCAATAATCTCCGAATCCCCCAAGCTTGTGAATAATAACTCTTCCACACAATTTACAGTACCTGTCTGGAGGTACGGCGGATAGTTTCTTTATGGCATGCGTCAGTCTCATGTGACTTCTATTCACATAACGAGCGGTTTTTTCTCCGTCCTTTATCAGTATTCCACAGCCACAAGCACATGGACGTTTCTTATAATTACCCCTAACTGGAGGATGCGTGGCGTAATACTTCAACATCGCTTCCCTAACGTGTTCACACGCCTTAGAAGAACGTTTCCTACCCTTCATCCTTGCACAAACTTTAGCTTTGAATTCTGAGTCAGCCCAGCGCGCTTTGGCTTTTCTAGAGATGATTGCGTTCGTTCGCTCTGGGTTGTCAGAACGCATTGTTCCCTTTCCCCGGACGATAGTGGTTTGGTTCCTTGCCAGGACCAATTGGTCGTTTCCTACGTCTGTTTCCACTATCTACAGCTTCTGCCGCATCCTGGTTGATGTCTCTGTCTTTGTTTGGGTCAACGAAGCCTCCCCCGGAGCTACGTGGGTAACGCCCACGCAACGGGCTCTTTCTCACTTGGCTGTTCACTGAAGGTCCAAATACTCCACGTCTGTTAATTACCGTCTCTGCCAGACTTTCACTATGTTGTTCTTCCATAAATCTTTGGATTTGTTGCTTCCGTTGTTGATCTGAAATTGGGGCAGGCTGTACCTCATCCGCTTGTTTGGTTGCAAGTTCCTGCTTAAAGTATTCCGTAAGTTCATCACTCAGCTGGTCAAGGATACCTGGTTGTTGTTGATCCAATTGGTTGAGGAGATCCTCTGAGTCAGGAGGTAAAATTCCTAGTTCACTATATAGCTGAACTTGATCCGGGGACATTTGCGGAACTTGGTCGATAGCGGCTTTGATTACGTCAGCCGAGAATCTCATCATCCCTTGACCCGTACCCATTGATCCCGAAGATGGTGGACGGACGCCACTGGTTCCTGAACTCATTCCACCGGGACTTCCCATTCCCCTACTCATTCCCATCCCGCCAGAAGCTCCCCCAGCCGCAAACTTGGCTTGTATTTCCATAAGAATAACTTGCTGCTCGAACATAGTCAGCTTAGAGAAGGGTCCTGGAAGCGCAGGGAGATTGTTTTTCTTGCGGATTTCCTCTGGAGTGATGGACGACATACTCCACAGCCTTTGGTGGATAACTGTAGCGGTAATTGGATCCGGATCCTCAAGCCCAATAAACTCAAATTCCAGATCCTTCCATCCCATCAATCCGTGCAGCCATTGACGGGTAAGCGTTTCTTGGAACCGTGTAGCTACTGGAATGATGCCAAACTTCCACGTAGAATCGGACAGGACTTGTCCAAGGGCTTTAGGCGCGTTTTCATCCAGTCCTAAGTCCTGTGGGTTTAGATCAAAACCTACACCTATGATTTGGATGCAGAACTTCTGCCAATCTATCAATAGATCTTCGGGAGTTACAGGAGTTACTTCGACTACCTGCGGCGCCTTGGCACCCGCAACCATGGATACTTTTGCTTGACCTTCAATCTCGTTAGTGATATGTCGGCGGATAATTTGCATGTGCGCAGGATTGAGGCCTTGCTCCCACCACAACCAAGTCTTGTGTACTTGATCCGCTCCCGCTCTCCCGGACATATCCTGAGCACCTAAGAAACTGTTGACGATGTTGAAACAGACTTCCAATCTCCCTAGGCCAAACGGAGTAGCCGTTCTAATGTTATCTCGAATGTACATGATCTCATCGGACAGGAACGTAACGATGCCCCGCTCACCTTTCAGTCCCGTCATCTGAGCGTAGCGCGGTCTGTCGGGAGTGGATTCTGTCCAGTCCAGAAAGATCCTAAGCGTACTGGCGTCTACTGCCCACATTTTGAACGGACGCTCCACATCCGGAGTGAGACGATATTCTGCCGACCCCGCACCCACAGTAAGAAAGTCCTCCAGCATCATCTCGATCAAGTCTCTAGAGCTTTCACCCGTATCATTAGGACGCTTGAATGATTCGGTTGCTATCTTGATACGTTGCTCACGCTCTGGATCTTCGTCGTCTACCAAGTCGGGGATAGGCTTGATCTGCCATTTCTTAGAAAGGACGGCATTCTTGACAAGATTGATTGCGCGGCGGGGAATGGGAGTTTCCGAGAACCGTCTCAGGCTGTACGGAGTGTTCTTGAGAACCGGCTGATTCAGTCTATGTAAAGCTTCTGGCAGGTAGGGATAGGGCCAGCTTCTACGGTCCACGATATCGAACTGTTTGCCGGATTGTACAGCTTGAATTTCTTCGACTTGGCGCTGGCGGACTAGCGAGTGTTCATTACGCGGAGTATCTAGCAGTTCCTTAGCGTGAGTGAGTTGCAGGGCCCTAACGATTTCCCTGGTGACGAAGTATTTAGCTGCCGCAGCCTTAAGGTCTGCTCTCCAAGCTCTACAGAAGCGCCAAATCTTGTTCAATAAAGCCATTAGCCGAAGCTCTCACCTGACTGTTTAAGCTACAGTATGACACAGAGAAACGAATCTCAGCAGAGCTAACCGAACCTGTGCCCCTCAGCTAACCGAACCTATTTCGAGAAATCGGACACAAAAATAGCCCCGTACAGGGATTAGCTGTACGGGGCTTAGTTTTACAGGGCTTTAGCTTATTTGGGAGCTACTTCCGGGAAGTACATCCTAACCCTCAACGGTACATGCACAGCCATCCATTCCACAGCTATCGTGAAAGGGATCGCCGCAATCAGATCGATCACGTAATGCTGGTAAAGGCCCACCGTCGCCACAGCAATCAGAAAAGCATACACCCATAGCGCACACCGAAGCCACCTAGAACGTGCATTCAAAGCAAGCAATAGCGCCCACGTCAGGTGCATGGACGGAACGCAGTTGTCTGGCACTCCCACCTGGGGACGTAGGTTCACCCAATCGAAATGCCCCGGTCCTACAGCAGGAATCAGATAGTAGAACGGAAAGCACAGCCATCCTCCTATGAACATCGACCGCAGCATCACCATGTCTTGCTCCAGTACCCAAGCGATAGCGATCATCACAGACAAAGCGTAGTAGGCCGTCAGCAACAGATTTCTAAGCGGAGGATACGCGCTGACTGCTACTATGGAGTCCAGACGCAGTACTCTATCCACTTGCCTAAGAGCTACGTCGTAAGTTTGATCCGCAGGACGACTCAACATCAAGCATCCTATCAGGATGTATATCGTGAATCCAGCAGCTACCCAGAAATCCAGCTTGCGCTTGGCGGCATCCTTCCGAAAGAAAGACACTCCCAGAATCACAAGCGGAGTAGCATAGGCGTGAAATAGAATCTTAGCAAAGAGATTCATCACTCCCCCTAGTAGTTTCCCTTGCACGCTCTATAAAGTACGTACACCCAAGAGCACGCACCATGTAGAGTCATATACCAGATCGAATGGTTTAGCTGGAACGAGAGGATCATAGCCATCACTGATCCGAATCCCATTCCCGTAGATGCAGCACTTGTCTTGTTCATTCTGTCACCACCGTGTAGAAGTAAATAAACGCGGAGGCGGGAAGCCAATGCGGTTCCTGTTCTACTCCCATTTCCCTCGCCAATTGAATTTGGTTTTCACAGTCAGCCATATCCGTTACAGCCACGATTCTAAACTCCTGTTCTGGAAAGTAGAACTTCAAACTCCAATCATACTTCTGAGAAGTGACTCCAATGGGGACCGGGCAATCTGAAGCCACTACAAAATAACCACGACGATGATATATTTGCCTCATACCTTCAGCTATTTCTTCGGGAGTATTCAATTCTCCTCCGCTCTGCCAGCGTAAGCCTCAACGTCTGGCTTGGTTCCTAAGAGTAACACCCGACCGGGAAACCCCCAGCTCGATCCATCTTCCAGCATAGTCACCCTAGATGTAAGCTTGTGGATTTCCCGGTGCCCAAACAGATAGGTGTATTGTCACTCTGTCGTATCTCCGGGTTCTGGGCCCTTTTCGCCCAATGCTCCTTCTCCAGTGTTGATTGGTTCAGCACCTGGAGGAGTAGCATTCTGTGCAGCTTCCAGATCCGTATCCACTTTAGCTTCGGCTGCGAGATCTGGAGTTGGCTGTGGGACTGCTTTCTTTGCTACTCTTTCCTTTGTATCTCTTGCGACTCGTCTTTTGGTTGCCTGCACTTTCTTTTTGCGCCTGGATGCTTTTGCTGCTTTGCCCACTTGCTCTCTTGCTTTTGACATGGTGTTCCTCCTAAGCTGCTTTCTTAATTCTACGAATTTTGGCCCAACGCTTCTTCTGGGCACGGCGAAGGGCGGCTAATCCCTTTACAGTAAAGTGACGCTTCACCGGTGCTTCGATATGTGGACGCTCAGCCACCTCCACCTGTTCCACTGCTTTACTTCTCTTGGGGGCCGTTCGTCGCAGTGAGGGCACCTGATCTTCAGCCCCCAATACTTTCCCGATTGCCGTGGCTCGAACAAGTTCTGCCACCCCGAGGGCAAGCTCGTGCGCAGATATCTGACGGCTGTGGGAGTAATCTTCCAAGTATCGGACGATGTACCCCGCGCAGAATGTGATGTCACCAACCTTAATGCTGTTCCCATTTGATTCTCCCTTCATAGTTCCTCCTTTATTTCCTGGTACATATGTGGACTACATCATGTATCCCGAAATGCTGCGGAATGTTTACAATCGTTTGACGCGGAAAACATGTATCTAACAAAGAATGAAATCTCTCATCCCCTGTACATCCCCCTGTTCCCTCTCCAACATAAATGACCGTATCACCGGAATATGATTCAAGAGCACAAGCCGCCCATGGATCATCGTAATCTGGCCATACAGTGAGTAATGAACGGTTGGGATATTTAGCGATTGCATCTAGTGCCGTAATTCTATCTATCTCGGTCCAGAATTTCCATTTTCCTCCATTCAAATCACCCTTATCAAATCTGTATTTTCCCGTACCCGAATCAGTCGCTATCACATCTATTCCCACTTTCTTCAATTCATAGCTCCAGTACCCACTACCCGCTCCTATTTCCAAGATAGGAGAAAATGGACGAAGTTTCTCTACTACTCCAGAAGTGAGGATAGCAAAACCAAATTTGCATATAACTTCGTCCCGCAAAGTAATTCTAGTCATTATACCACTAGGCCAACGTTCAAATTCATCTATCGGATATCCTCTAGTCGTTAGGAACGTTTCCATCTCAGTCATTTCACCCTCCTCTTGGATAATACACGGCGGACACGTTTTCCATGCTCAAACACGATTGCACGATGCCCATTCCCGCGTTTTCCCTGCGTTTTACGGGCAGTTTTTGGCTTAGGTGTGGGTAACAGGGCTTTCAAACTGCTACGCGTAATACGAAGCTGTTTTTCCAAGTCCAGTTTCTCATCAGTTACCTTCTTATTCACTTGTCCGACATACTCAAGTTGCCTAGTCATAGCATCATTCAGATCATCCATACTCTTAACACGAGACTCTAACAGCTTATTGGATTCCTCAAGCCTGCGATGCTGTTGCGTAAGCACGAAGTGAGCTTTCTCCGCGCTACGCCCCAATACATCGAGACGTTGCCACGCTTCCTTTGGATCTTGCAATACTCCCTCAGGTGATTTTTCTCCCGGCTCCGGGATCACCTCTGTAAGCTGGCGCTTGAAGAAAACTGCCACTTCTACTCCCAAGTAGGAAACGACGTACACCCGTCCATCGTGTCCGACTCCTTCCGTTCTCCATCCTGGTTTTTCAGGCAGCGTCATAGCCTCTGGGCCAGATGTCACTGTCTTCAATACGCTGGCGATCATCTCCCTACGTTCTTCCGTCATTTGTGACGCGGTGAGCACGGTGTAGCGTATTGGCTCATATACATACCCCTTGTGGAAGCGGATTGCGGAATACGGGTTAGGGCCATGCTGTCTACTCTTCTTACGCAGCAATTTTGCGAGTTCTAACTTTCGCTTTTTGCTTAGTTTTCTTTTTCGCCTGTTTTCTTTTTGCTCTGGCGTAAGTACGACGCGCTTTTTCGAAGGCTTTTGCTTCCTCTTCTTGTTGGGCTTTTTGTTGGGCATGATTCTCCTCTCTGATTTGATCCTTCACCCTACTTACTGCACGGATCAAGACTTCCATGTTGTAAATCACTTCTCTGGAATAGCGCTTCAACTCCGCTTTCCTTCTGGCGGAAATGAGTTCACCCACCACTGCGTCAAGATGTTTACGGACGCCCATTCATCTCTTCTCCCTTCCATATGCTAGATTCAAACTTCCTGACGGCGTATTCCAAACCATTCAAGAGGTACTTCGCATTCACGGTCACCGGATTCATGTGGACCCAAACGAGATTCGGATTACCCACTGGTAAAATATAATGAGGGCCTAGACATTTTGGATACATCTCAAACGTAGGCACCTCTTGCGTTGCGCCCAAGTGCGCCATGCCGTTATCAATAGTCACTAGCAGCTTGGCGGAGCGCATGATAAGAGCAAGACGATTGAGCGGGATTCCCCGCATGTACTCACCATCTCTAACCAAATTCCAATCATCCACCAAATTGAGGTCCTTATCAAGATGCTCTGGCACTTCATCCGTCGGCGCTCCAAGAAATCTAATTGGTACGTTTGGAAACTTGGCACGCAGAAACTCTAGCATTGGTTTCCATTTCTCCCACGGCGGCATTTTATTCGGAACGTAATTATACTTTGGATCGCGACTTGTGCAGGATGCGGAGAACATGGAAACGAGAATGCATCCCTTCTCTTCTTCCGTTATCTCTTCAATCTCTGGAATGTATATAGGCTTGAGATCCGAAGTCTTGCTTCCAATGTCCACACCCAAAAGCTCCGCATAGCTGGTAGCCAAATGCTGTTTCTTTTGATCGGACAACTTGAACGCGGCGCTGACATCGAATGTGTGCTCGAAATCAAAAGTAATCCCATTGGGACGGTCAAAGCACACGCCAAAGGTATTCACCGTAGTGTTGGGATTCCAAAGATCCCTAATCATTCCCTCATACAAAGGGGTCACATGATCGTTGAGAGTTTGAATCCACACATCAACTGGTTCCTTTTGTTGCTTCACCCAAGCACGCAGCGCTGGAGAGATTCCTAAAGCGTCGCCTATTAAGTTTTTACTGATGAATAAAGCCCTCATACTTCACCTCCTACATGTACCTTCAACCAAGCATTGTCGTCTTTAAGCAGAACATTCTGTTCATGCTGTAGATTATGGAACACTAGTTCCCCGCACTCTGGGCAGTACGTAGGTAATCTTGGATTCACCCAACAAAGCTGAAAACCACAGCACGGCATTTTGAATAGACGAAATGGAACGCGCTCATTCTCTTCTTGAGATTGCTTCCTTGGAACCTTTCTTTGGTAAATCTCATACGACATACACCCTCCTTCACTTGGAATTGAGCGGGGGCCACTCGTGGGAGCGACCCCCTCTTACACCAAGACGCAGCGCACCTGGGTGAAGGGTGATAACTGCGTCCAGCCTCAACGGATAGCGGAGAATCGCCTTGACTATCCATCGGATAACCCCCTCAAGCCGCCACGGTTGATTCCGTGGATTGATGTAACTTAGGCCGGCGGATGAGCCTCTTAGGAGACTTGTCCGTCAGGCAGTAATGCGTCAGGTTGCTCCATATATCGAGCAACGCTTCATGTCTCTTTGATCCGTGAATTACGTAACGCCCAGTCCTATGTCCGTCGCCATCCTTCTCCATAGTAACAGCGGCGGCTTCTGTAAACGCGGGGAGCAACTTGGTCAATCCGGGGAGCAACCCCTGCTTGCGGGAGATACGCTTGGCTTCGTCGAGAAACTTCCGATCGAAGGTTATATCCCCTTCCGAACTCACCCTATAGTCGGAAGTGATTTTATCCACGCGCACACTGATCCGTTTCCCTTCGTAGTTTTTGGGGCGGAGAGCTTTGTCCAGCAATTCCAGAAAGTCTTCAAACTTGCGGCTGAATCTATGCTTGCGCTTTTCCAGTTTGGAGCGTACAGTGCTGAACTTCGACAGGTACGTCCCAATCTTCGGAGGATGAAATTTCTTGGTCATCCGTTCGTAGCACTGGATAGCCTTGACGAACTCCATTTCCTTCTTTTCAGGCTTATCGCTGTTCAAACCTGAGAGACGGCGCTTCTCTGCGTCAGACTTAGCTTTTAGTTGCGCGAGTTGACTTCTTGTTTTCCTTATTCTTTCTTCTCCTTCCACTGTGTAGAATGCAAGGTAAGCCAGCAGGTTGTCATACCAGTGCATCGCATTTTTTATTGCTTCCAACCTCTGGTCCCTATCCGAAGAGATGAGGTCCTTGTATACGTTCCTCAATGCCGTTCTCTTCGGACGCGGGGGTTTGGGCGGAGGCACCGGCCTTGGAGCGCGGTACCTCTTGACTCTACTTCTCTTCGAACGGAACATGCGATTCTCCCTTTCATATTCACCCTTTACACAAACTCTAGTTTGATTTCCCGGCGCACAAGATCAGCACATCCTTTAAATGCTGTTGCCTCTGCTGCCCATGCTGCTGCCCTTGCTGCTGCCCTTGCTGCTGCCCTTGCTGCCACTGCTGTTGCCTCTGCTGCCCATGCTGCTGCCCTTGCTGCCCGCGATGCCTCCACTGCTGTTTGGACTTCTTCGATGGAGGATTGACCATTGGCCCAACGCCTAGCGGCGTCTATAGCCTCTTTCGGTCTTAGCTCTCCCTCGGGAACGTACTTCAGACTGGTTTCAGCACAAGCACAGGCTGCTAATACTAGTTGCTGTCTTGTAGGCCAGTTGGGTTTGTCTATCATGTTTCCAATTAACCATAACAGCCAGTCCCCACGCTCACAGGTTTCCCAGACTGTTTTTAGGTCCTTACCCTTGGCCCACATTACTGCTTCCTCACAGGCACCCAGCGAAGTGAGTAGTTTCTTAAACTCCAGTTTAGTCATATTCTTCATTTTACTCTCCTCATTGCGTTATCGGATCAATAGTTAACTTCACCCTAGCGTTAACTGGAATTTCCCTAGCTTCCCCATTTTTTACTACTATGGTAAGGGTAGTATCTTCACCATCATCCATAGTCACTGCTGTTTCCTTCGAGTTTTCCCCCTGATCGTGGTTTAAGACAATCATAATCCGTTCGATTTTCATTTTGGTAAGTACCCCCCGTCACGCTTTTTCAAGCGGTGCTGTTTGCGTAGCGCCTGGATAGCTCGGAGCACCAGACGGCGATCACACTTTCCATCGAGTTTGTGGCAACACTTCTCCTTGGTCCAGTAACCACGCTTCGGTTTCTTCTCAATCATTTCCATCACCCTGTAATGCACGCGCAAAAACTGTTTGAGCTTGTGATCCTTCTTGTGACGGTGAGCTTCACGCCTCTGCTTGTCACAGTCGTAACACGAAGTCCACTTCGGCTCCCGTGATTTGTAGTCATTGAATGTATCCCTAAGTCCTGGAGGGATACTACGCTCCCTAGGAAAGTACCCCTTACGGGGATCTATAACGATTAGACCCCCGATTGGGATAGGGCGATTGCAAACGTCGCAACGGTAGAGAGCACGGATTTTATACTTCTTCCGTACTCTCCGCCGTTCTTTTCTGTCAAGCCAGCCCATTTAGGCTGCCTTCTTCTCTGAAGCGCCTAGAGTGTACGACGCCCGAACAATTTGCAGTCTCTGGCTGATTTGATGTAGCCGAGTTACTTGCTTCTCGACACGATCAAGAGCCTTGTCGATGCGCTTGAGCAGCTTCTTGTTCTTGTCTTTCTTTGTGAAACGCTTCTCGATCTTGCGAACATCCTTCTTTGACAGTGGTTCACCAATTGATTGTGCCATTACTTTCTCCTTTTAGGTTTTGGTTGAAAAGCGTTAAACATCGACTCACGACCTAGCAGAGCGCAGGTCGCCAGCAGTTGAAAATAACGTTCTCGTGGATCATGTCTCAGTCCAGAATGCTTGACTATCGAATCCACCATCCCCTTCACCCTATGTCGTTCAGGTGGACGCTTCAGCTTGTCCTGGAGAATGAGTAGTTCCTTTACGCCATTGCGGAACGATTCACGGTAGCTCATCGCCGCTCTCCAGCATACGGGACATTCTCTGGAGTTGCGTCATGTTCACTCATCTCTCGCTTACAGAGCATCCACAGTAACAATTGATCGTCTCTGTAAGTAGGGTGTTTTTTACGGAGCACCCTGAGAGCGTCTATGTTTTTGTCGATGATATGCTCGTCTATATCATCAAAGATTTTTGGTAATCCTTCAGCCATTGGTAACCTCCTTCAAATCCAGTTTGTGTCCTTGGGGAAACCCCGGACGGTGCGGAAGTTTCTTAAAGCGCTTCCTAAGCCAACGCCGACGCTTATGCGTAAGCACAGGCTGGTCATGCGGGTTCTCCGCTGGTTCCTGGGTCGCAGCCACCCGTGAAATGGATAGTATGGATGGTCTTTTCCCCGACTTCAACACATTCACGTAGGAGTTAGCAACGTGCTCCTTAGTTGTATGTGAAGTACTACCGCAACTGGCACAAAGCGGGGCAGCTTTCACTATTTCCGATTGCTGCGCCTGCTTGATGCGTGCTTTCATTTCCTTGATACTCTGCAACATCCTCTTCGGATACTCACCCGTTTTCCAGTCATTCATTGACGCGATCCTTTCCACTGCAAGATGAACTTGGATCTACGATCCTACGCTTGCATCTGAGGCAGAGTACAGTTTGGTGGGGAGCGCGACCAGCTTTGATATCTCTGATCGTTATCTCGTTACGCTTGTCGAATACGTGATTCCTTTTCACCCTTGGAACTGTGTTCATTTTGATTCTCCTTTGTGTTACACTTTGCCCCTTACTACTATTATACAAATTGGGGCGCTCATTTTGAATCGAAGCTACAGCACTTTTTGGACACGGAATTTACCGTAGCGGATATGTTTGTGGAAGTACTCTCCTTTCGATTTGGCTTTCATGAATTTCACGAACACCGAAGTGTCCGCCGGATGATAGGAGTACACCCCGCCGCTATGGAACTCGACGTAGAGAAGCTTTCTCTCTGAGTCGTGTCCTATTGCTGCGATGTTCGACGACTTTACTTTGGTCAACAGGCTGTCCATTTACGCCTCCTCTACAGCCTTGATTACGCTCACCAGTTCTTTCTGGAGAGTACGTGTGAGAGTTTTGATTTGATCGTCGTCCATACGATTGAGCATCCTCTCAAACTCAATCTCAGAACGGTTGACGTGCGCGGTTAGGGCTTTGACTTTCTCCTTAAGTTCGGCTTCATGGAACATAGCTTCGTCGATTGCTTGTAGGACTCCACCGGGTCCTATGATTCTATCCCGTGCTGTTTCTAATTCTTGTTTCAGTCTTGGATTACACATTCACAACCTCCTAGTTTGGTTTTCTATCGAGAGAACTGACCACCGTAATAGGATGGCCGTTCGCTTCCTGTTGGATAGCGATCCGTTCAGCTTCCTCGAATCGCTTATTCTCCTTCGCAACTTCCTCCTTTTGGATGATTTGTTCAATCAGCATTTTCACGTCTTCCGACTTGGCATAGGGAGCGTGCAAGCGGCGGAGTTCCGATGAATTGGAACTGCTGTAGAACATATCGCCGCATTTCATCAGACACTCTGCACCTTTCACTCCCTTCAGCACTGTCTGAGAATCACCCACGGACGGCAGCTTGAACGCGACTCTGGATGGGAAGTTGGCTTTGATACTGCCTTTCACGATGTTGACGCTAGGGCGCTGCGTACCTGCCATGATGTAGATACCAGCAGCGCGGGAGCGGCCAACGATTGCGCCAAGCTTCTCGGAGTTTGCTCTGCCTTCCGTGCGGTCCACACTTTCTCCCATGATGTCCGCAAGCTCGTCGATGTATCCAACGAGATACGGCATCGTCTTGTCGGGGTGTTTTTGGTTGTAGACGTGCAGGTTCCGACAGCCCTCGTGGGAAAGGATGTCCAGCCTACGCTGTGTTTCACGGCGCAGGTAATCCAGTGCCTGCATCGTTTCATACACATCCGTAGCGATTGGGCGAACCAAGTGAGGGATGTTCTTGTAGTAGGGGTAGATGTCCACTTTCTTGGTATCTGACATGACAAGTTGAAGTTCCCGCGGAGTCAACACCCATAGCATCGAAAGCAGGAAGTCGTTTGCCAGTGTCGTCTTTCCGGCACCGGTTGAACCTGCAATCAGAATGTGCGGCTGTTCCGTCAAGTCGTCGATGAACGACTCCCCGTGCGCGGTCACTCCAAAGTTGAGTGGGATGGGAAGGTGATCTTCGGTTCTATGCTTCTGCATGTACGTGAGCACAGCCGGAAGTGTCTCACTCAGGTAGGTTATCTTCTGTACAGAATTGGGAACAAACACTCCGACGGCAGCTTCACCCGGAATTCTCTTGACGACGAGAGTGTCTGCTTTCACAGCAACGGCAAAGTCCTTCATCATACCCTCAAGATGAGCGACCCTGGTTTTGTGAATAGGCATAAGGCGATACGTAGAGATCATCGGACCCACCGTAACGGGTTCAAGGAACTCCACATGCTTGCCAAGGTTTGAAACCTTTTCCAAGAGGCTGTCCACGATCATGCGCTGCTCCGGAGATAGCTTGTCCTTCTTATGCTTTTTCTCCCGTGGTTCGGCATCTTCTACTTCCTTGATCTTTCTTTTTGTTTCTGGTGACAAGTTGATGTTTGACAGCTTGACCCGTTCAGGGTGAGGGTCACACTTCTCTCCAATTTTGCGGCCTTTGGTATGCTGACAGCTTTCTCTCACCCAGACTCCGCAGCGTGGACACACCACCCTCAAGGCGGCGACCTTTTCACTTGATGATAATTTGCGGCTCATTTTCCTCCTTCTCGAATTTTTCGATTTGATCTAAAACCTGTTTGCGCTTGAAGTTCGTCCAAGCGGACTCGAACAGCATGTCGTAGAAATAAAGTTCCATCCACACATCATGCGACCACCAAGCCCACGGCGGTTTCCATTCATCCATATTCCTCCTTACTCGATGATACGGACGGTGACTTCCACACCCTTTGCTTTGTCCAGATCACCGCACTTGAGTCCCTTCTCCGCGCACTCACGGTTGAAGTAGAAGCTATTGGTCATGGGATTCTTAGTTCCCTCCGGTAGTTCGAAGCGAACGCACCCCTTGTGAGTTGACTTTTTTACGGTGAACTTCTGTGTTACGTGCATTTTGATTCTCCTTATAGACTGTCGAATGCTTTCTCGATAATGCTACGGACGACGCGCTGTACTCCTTCACCCGTCAGAGTTTCGTTTACGTCCTCTTGATTGGTTGCGTCACAGGCAGGGATTTGCAGATCATACATATAATTCGTCCCTACATGACGTTCAATGCGAATTTTGATTTCACACATTCATATCCTCCTTCTTGGGATAAGTCACACCCTTACCAAATTCCCATTCCATATTGACACAATCGCCACCGTCGGTGATGACGACTCGCTTTGTGATTCCCATCCTAGCCCCCACACTAGTGGTGTAGTGTTTGAAAGCTTTTATCGCCTCCTCGGCAGATACGAAGCGGCGGACGTACTCGTACGAATCATCCTTTAAAAACTGGCAGACAGAGTATTGGTCACTCATATTTCCTCCAGCACATGTTCCGCAATTTCACGTACCTCTTCCATCTCCTCCCTCAAGTACGGATTCCCTTCCAGCAACCTAAGCTCCACACAAGCTGGTAGCTGTAGCGGTTGATTGTTGTCCGCAGCGCGAAGCACACGCGGACGCTCCACGGATACCCATTCCGGATGCCATCCGCTGCGTAGTGCCTTCTTGACTTGCGCTGCGTTTCCAGATGGGCGCTTGGACAAATGCTCACGCTGGAATAGGACTTCCCCGTTCTTGCCCGCGAAAATCACTGTTCTCATTTGATTCTCCTTTCGTGACGGCGCTTCATGTGATAGCCCCTGTGGCAACTGGAATGGCAAGGCTTGCGATTCCGATTGCGGTTGTCTTGATGATTCTCATTCTTGTGGTGGATTGTGAGCACTGTCTTCACTGGCGGACAGGCACGATCCCCGAACTTCAGCGTTTGCTCCGTTTGCAGCAACGGTTTCTCACAGAAGTGGCACTTCGTAATCAAACCAAAATGCCACGTCATCTCTCGCAACATGCGTAGTTCACTGCGTATGCTTTTCCTCATATTCTGTATCGCTGCCACCCGAGATCTGAATGTTAAAAGAAAAGAGGCGCTGGTTTAGAGCGCCTCTTCAGGGGTTTCCACCTACGCGGCTTTCTTAACGAGCGGGAAAAGCACGTAGTAACCCTTTTCCTCTCCCTTCTTGGGAGGGATTTGGGAGTATCCAACTTTATCCATTTCCTCCATGCTGTCGATGGCCTTCCGGACGATTTCCGCCCCGTACTTTTCACCAAGCTTCTTCTGGGAAGCGAGATACCGCTTGGTGTAGTGCTTGGGCTTCTTCGTGACGAGCGACATGACTTCCTTCATGCACTCGGCGATTTTCGCTCCCGTGTGCTTGGAAGAGGGCTTCTCGTGCTTCTCGGACTTTTCCGACTTTTTGCTGGTCTTTGACTTGCTGGACATGGTGTTCTCCTCTGCGCTATGCGCGGTTAGGGTTAAGGTTTTCGCCATCGCTTGATGACGGTCCGAAATGACTCATTTCACTTTCTGGATGATGCTGTTCACCACCTCTGCTTGAGCGTACCAAACGTGCGCCTGAGGATAGTGCGGTCCCTCCAGAAAAACGCGGCCATTGAACGGTCCATTCTTGCCGTACAGATCACCGTTTGGCTGATAGACTTCCACGCGATCACCCCTCGCGACGGCCTCTTTCAGTTCCTTTTTGGTTTGGTAATTCTTCATGGTGCATTACGCGGCCCTCCCTTCAGGCAGTTCAAATCCAATTGGGTTGCGATTGACTTTGGTGCTGCCATGCACCACGTCCTCGGTTGTGATATGAGGCAGACCAAGCGCAGCACGCACGGTCTCGACCGTATCCACAAAACTTTCAACCATTTGATATTCCTTGAGCACAGGACAGCGGCTCACTACCAGCAAACTCATCGCCGTGCCCGCGACTTTGACGGCCTCCTCAGTGAGGCGTGCGAGTTGATCTTTCTTCAGCTTTGGCATTGGATTCTCCTCTCAGTCGATGGATTCAGATGCAATCCACAGATCACCCCGTTGTAGACGCTGGCGGATCAATATTGCCAGTTCCTTCGCGTCTTGGTTGTGTTTACGGTTGCGCTCACCGCAGCAAGTGCAGGACTCACTATAGCACTCGTGGTGTTCACCCATCGCGCAGTAGTAACATTGGCCTGTCATACGTCTCCTTTCTGGATCACTTGCCACCCGTAATATCTATGCTGCTTTCCTTTTTGATTTGACCAAAGCGTCTCGATACACTTGGCATACTTTGCACAAATCTAAATGTTTCTGAAACGCGTCCACACGTCTTTTCATCACGGGCTTGGTATCATAGTTGGAATGCAAGACTTTGTAGCGCAGTCGCTGTCCAGTCTGACATGGTTGCGGTTTCTTTTCACCAAGCACATTGCGGAAGATGTAACGCTCGACACGGTGGATCTTTCCATTCCCCATGCACGCGTAGCTCCAACAATCTTTTCCATTGTGCTTTGTGACGGAAACTTCGTCACATAGTCTACGTGCTCTCTTTTTGGTTTCACCATGCAAAAAAACTTTCACGGAGACACCATTGTCTTTGGCACGATCACGGTAGACGTCTTTGATGCCATCGCGCTTGAGCATCTCGTTGAAAAGCTGATAACGGCTCTGGGGCGAGAAACTTTTGACAGCAGTGGGCAGCGGTTTTCTCGCCGCTTTTTTCACGGCAGCTTCGTTCACTTTGAAATCACGAAGCGATTTCTCTGCCGCATGGACTCGATGGGATGCCATTTCCATTTCATTCTGCGCATACTTAACATCACGATTTGCTTGCTTCAACTCTTCTTGGAGATCTCTGTAGCGGATCATTTGTCCACCTTTCTGAGAAGTTTGCGGAGAGACATGATCCCATTTCCATGTTTCTCGTGTTCCCCCTCGTCAGTCCATACCCAATCTGCAGCGTCCGCTCTGCCAGTCACGCCAGTCGATCCATCGTAAACATGATTGGCAGTGTAAACTGTGATCTCATGCTCGACATCCTCGATGAGCTTGATAAACACACGCGCTGTTTTGGGAAGCGGAGGTTCGAAATCAGCTATCACTTTTCTCGAAAGTTCAAACCACAGATTCTCTTCCAGAAACTCAATCATATTCGAAGCGTTTTTCACGCTGCACCTCCCATTGACGCGGAGAAGGCTTGGCGGCAGGAGCGGACTTTGCATTGACTGACATATCGATTCTCCTTTTTGGGAGGGAGCTTTTCACCCTTTCCCTACTGCCCCCTTCATCCACATACAGAATAGCACAAACGGAAAAATTGTCAAGTCGAAAAGTCGACTCTAATGGTGATACGCAGCTTGACAACTTGCATTTTTGACTTTGCCATGTTCACTCCCATTTTTGATTTGCTGAAAAAGGCCACGCCAAACAGCCTGTTTTTTGGCCTGGCTATCCGCAGCTTTGTACACGTTGATTATAGCAAAACGGCGGGGGAGATGCAAGCGAAAAATACGCAGGAAAGACGGGCTTCTGGGCTTCGGCGTGGCTGCGGCACCCGCGATATGAAACGAAAAAAGAAAAGGCAGCCAACTGGCCGCCTCTCAAGGTTGGCGGAGCTTACGCGGCGGTAGCCACGTAGAACCCCTTCTTCCCCTTACGGGCCACATGCTTCCAAGCGATCCGGCCCGCCTTGTTGGCTGCGTCCAGAGCCTTGCCGAACATGGAACGCAGGTTGCGCGACGTGTACTTGCCGCTAGCGACTGCGGCGGCGAGAGTCTTCGGTGCGGTAGCTTTTGCCATTGTGATTCTCCTTTGGGAGGGAGCTTTTCACCCTTCTCAATGCCCCCTTCATCCAAGTAAAGTTTAGCACAGTTCCCGAAATTGTCAAGGGAAATATCGACTGGAAAAATGACGGCTAGGTTGAAGGAACTAGCCGTCAGGCGGTCACACTTTTGTCACGGGGTAATTCCCCAAGATTGATTCAGAGAATTCCTTCTTGTCGTATTTCCCTTGCTCCACAGCTTGCTTTAGGTGTTCCACCTGATCCTCCATAGCTGCAAGCTTGTAGTAAAGCGAGCCAGATGGAACAACGACCTCCTGTGCGGCCCCTATCACCCGACACACTGCACTGATCCGTTTGAGCACCAATGTTTTTTGGGTTTCATCAATTTGATCCATGACTTTCCTCCTTTAGGTTGTCAACGAGCTATTTTGCTGTCCCCACAGGGACTTGCAAGAGGATCACTCCCCTCACACAATCATTATAGCACAAATGTAATACTTTTGTAAGGATTTGTAAAGCAAAAATCTACAAAATTCCATTTTCCATATACAGAAAACCGTAGAATATGAATTTTCGTATTTACGGTGCTACTGAAGTGGAGGCTCATCCTCGTCATGAAATTCCAACGGTACGTCCCCGTAGCGCTCACGCGGCGGAAGAGTCTCAGGAGTTAAATATCCGAGGCGCACGTTTCTTACGTAGTGCCCAATCGCTCTGCACATGACAGTATCGTCGTGGCACCCCTTATCGGCGGCTGGCTTGGATGCTGTGAAAGGATTGTCTGATTTGATGTACACAAACGTCAGCGCTTCCTGAATGAAAACTTTATCGTAGATTAAATCTGGACACTTGGCTACGTGCCATCGCAAACGGTTCAAAGCCAACGGACGTGTTTTGGTGGTAGTAGGAAATCCGGGAAGTTCTCTGCGCTTCCACTGCTGAGATTTATCCATTCCTGTTTTCCCGTACCGTTTCCAGTCTCGGCGCGTCCAGTCGATGTGCCTGTAGACATTGGCATACGAACACGCTACCTCGAGAGTGAGGATCACTGTGCCGCCTTCATAGTTCCTTTCCACTGCGATCAGCGCATCGTTGTATTCATGTCCCAAGTCTGCCAAATCCCATCCAAAATCCTCCGGCAGAGTTTGAGCGCGATACGAAGCCATCTCCTCTCCAGTTTCCAAATCCAAGACTACTGCTGTGCTCCAG